TTAATTCTGCAAACCAAACAGATCCTCAAGGAAAATATCAAATCTGGTATCTTTCTTAGCTGTTTCAAAATCTTTAATGACTTTTTCCAGGCTGTCATATTTTTCTTTAAATACCTGATCTCTGGTAAACTTGAATGCATCATCCCATAAATACTTCAGTACTTTTTCAGGAAAATTTTGATTCTTATCAATAGCATCCAATCGTTCATTCTCTGTTAAACCCTCTGCCTCCGGATCGTGAAATTCCAGATCCTCTTCAATAACAAAGTATGCTCCAAGCCGCTTATCTTCAGTAGAGGTCATTCCCATATTAAGTGTTAAAATCTGAGCATTAATAGCTTTATTAAATTTTGCCCAGGTAACGCTAGTATCAAGAATGAAATTATTTGCAATGGTTGACTTATCGACATTATTTTCGATAATTCTCATTCTCCATCTTCTCTGAAAGGCAGTATCCAAAGTAAACACATTCTGATCGGACGTATTCATAGTGGAGTAAATACAGAGGTTGGATGGCAAAAACACCTTGTTACTTCCTTCTCGTATTGTATTTTTATAAACTATGCTTGCTATTTCTTTATTAGTGATTTCGTATCTACTGCTACCATCTTTGTTTCTATCGAGCAGTTGAAAAATATCACCAAAAATTGCAGGAGCATTTCCACGATTCAACTCTTCAATAACGAGTACAAACTTCTTATCCGGATGGGTATACGCCTCCCTCACTATATTGGTAAATGGACCTGGGACAAATTCATATTCAATTCTCTTTTCACGAGATAGAGGCATAATTTGACCGATAAAATCTGCATACGTATAATCCGGATGAAATACTACACGCTCGGTGCAAAAGGCATCCTTGGCGTAACAAGTATCAATAGCGAAACTCTTACCACAGCCCGGAACTCCATATAGCAGAATATTACAACCACATTTTATACGATACATCGAATCATAGTCTATATGCTCTTCTTCTGCTTCAGGATCACCAGGTACTTCCACATCTTTGCTATCAGCTGCACTACCAATATAATATGTCAGCCAGTCTTCCTTATCATTTGTATTGTAGTATGCCGGCGGATTTTTCAAGACCTTCTCAATTAGCGGAATAGAACTCTTATTTAGATTTCTATATCCTTCAGCATCTGCCTGCTGTTCAATGATTAGGCCTCCCCAACCCGCAAAAGAAAACCACGGGGCAATTCTGGCGGTCGGCTGATCGGTATGCACAGGAGCCCCCAGAACCTCATCTAGTGTTTCTGCGGCAATCCCTGTATAAGTACCATATTTATTCCTTGCATCACGAATTTTTTTAATGGCTGCATCTAAATCAGACATTTTCATAATCCGCAGGATGACACGGTTCATTTCTTCATAATTAATCTTTTTATCAAGAGACAACATTACATTCCATATACATATACACGGGAGTACGTCACATGCCACATCTAAATCAGGCTCATCCACCGGATTCCTCAACTGATATCTCGACAGGATATCAATTGCTGTTTCTCTCAATCTATTCAGTATTATTCCTTTTTGAGTATTAAGATCGTCTTCCAGTGTTAAAATCTGTTTTCCCAGTCTGGAAAGACAAATTTTATCATTTTCCTTATAGATCAGGCCGAGCTTCTCATACAATTTGCGGAACGTCCTTAATCGGGAGTTCGAAACACTAAGTTTTCCTGCTGCATTCTGCTCATCATAGGCATTCCAGCCCACGCCATCCATTTTACAAAATGCTTTTAAATGTTCTCTCAGTGAGACATCGAATCGAAGGTCTATACTCGGAAATTCAGTTGTATCACGTATACCGGATGGCCACTGGTTCATATATGGCATAATCAGCACCTCACAAACATTCTTTTACTTTTTCTGCTACCCGCTCTGCAAGCAGAGGAGGAACCGCATTTCCTATTTGTCTTGCTACCTCGACTTTGGTCCCCAGAAATTCAAAGTCATCTGGGAAAGTCTGCAATCTCGCACCCTCCCGTAAAGTAATGGTACGGTCTAATACCGGATGACCAAACCGTCCTCGTGAAAAGCTATCAAACCTAGCCGTAATTGTCGGGCTTGGTTTATTCCAAGCCATTCTCCCATAGGTGTCCAGGTGACGATGCGTTATGTTTTTCTTATGACAATTAAGCTGAAGTTCTTCCGGTAATGAATCCCGGCCCTCCCCTTCCTTGATTGCCTGTATTCTTTTAAGATTAATTGGCGACAACCTATCGGACTTATGATTCGGAACATCATTCTCGTCTTTATCCATAAGATCAGCAATTGCATCGCAGACAGTACGCTCGGGATCACCTGCCGGTACAGGGAATGAAAAACTTGGCTTTCCATCAATCTTTCTTTCGCCAACAATAAATACTCTCTTTCTGCTTTGCGGAACTCCAAACTCCGAAGCTATCAGCTTCTGCCGTTGAATCGTATAACCGGCTTCTTCCAATCTTTCGGTTAGTTGGGTCAGGTATGGTAACCCTCTCGGTGAAAGTAGGCCTCCAACATTCTCCATCACAAAAAAACGTGGTTTGATATCTATAATCATACGAATGTATTCCAAAACCAAATTGTTGCGGGGATCATTATCATCTCCACGCCTTTGAACACTGAACCCCTGACATGGAGGACCTCCAATCACAACATCGACCTCTCCAACCTCATGCCCAAGATCTCTCTCAATACTTTTTTTGCTTACATTATAAATATCTCGAACATACCCATGACCCTTGTGATTGTGTTTATTATTATATGTATTGATTGCCGCTTCATCCATGTCAAAAGCATATATAACGCTGAAACCAGCTTTTTCGAATCCCAGCGACAAACCACCTGCACCACAAAAACAGTCAATTACTTTATACTTCTGTTTCATCTTTATCCTTGCTTTCTATTCCCTTTTGTTTAACATGAGCTATCATGCCACTGTAGGAACTGAAATATGGTTTATCTATATTCTCTAATGTTTTACCCAAATTTTGGCCTGCCAGCATCGTAAGAACATGTGCTGCCAATCTGGTAGAGAAAATAGGTGATACAGCATTTCCAATCTGTTTGAACTTATCATCGAAAGGCCCCTCAAACATAAAATCCGGAGGAAACCCCTGTAGTAGACCTGCTTCACGAACTGATAAACCACGATTCTGTTCCGGATGTGTAAATCTTCCACAAGAAGGAGTCCTACAACGTGCAGTAATTGTCACAGCTGTCTTATCCCAGGCAAGACGCCCATAAACATCGGAGAATCCTCCCACCTTATCAAGACACTCCGGTCCAACCCCTTTTGGCCTATTTCCTCCATCTTTAGGAATCTGTTTTAAAATTTCAATAGTCTCCTTGCGGTGTTTCGATGTTACATGCATAGGATCATTTGAATCCTGCTGGCCTACCCTTAAAGGAGGAAGAGAACCAATTGCATCCCTAACAGTTCTATACTGCTCTGGTTTAAAAACCGGTGAGGGTAATGTAGGAATAAAATCTCTTGATGCTATCAAAACTGTTCGAAACCTCGCCTGAGGTGCTCCATAATCAGCCATATTTAAAATTTTAACCATAATTTTATAACCAGCTGCTTCAACTGTATCCTTAAAAGCTTTATAATGTTTCCAGTGCTTCTTTGCGAGCAGATCTGGCACATTTTCCATTATAATAAGTTTCGGTTGCAACTGTACCGCAATCTCTGCAAAACGTCCTACTAAAGTATTCCTAGAATCAGAACCACGGCGATCTTTTTTTCTGTGCGAAGAAAAACCTTGGCATGGGGCACATCCAATTAGAATAAGTTCATTATTTTCGTCCAACTTAAGCCCTTCTCTTATTTCATCTAGTTCAACCTGACCTAAATCTAGGTTTATAGGCTGATGCCCATAATTTCGTTCATAGGAGGCTATAGCATATTTATCAATATCCACTGCTCCTGCCCAACGGTACCTGCCGGTAAGATTAGCCATTTTATGAAATCCATAGGACATACCTCCACAACCACAGAAGAAATCCACAAAATCATATTGCTGATTTGGTATCAGCCCCGCAATTTCAGGATAATGAATCTGTTCAAGCACTTCCTCTGGAGAAATGCCTGACACTGTTTTATCAAAACTCATGCTATTCACCTCAAAATTTATTTTCTAGTCCCTATTCTTTCTCTCTGGAGTAATTTTTGTGTTTTTTAAAGTTTTCTCAGAAGTTGAAATGGTTCCCTAGCGACTGCTTCCTGTGTGATTATAAATTTTATTCCTCACTTAGAAAAATAAAATCTATATAAAAAAGCATACCAGTCTATATTATATACTGCCAAACAGATAAATTCAATTAGATTCTGGCATTCTTGAGATCTATGTTCCTTATAAAATGCCTAATAAAAAGCTTGTTTTACGAAACCTATGCAATCATTCTCCAATTTTTCTATTAAGTACATTCGGTACTGGTTATTATCAACTCTTTACCTCTTCATATCACATTAATATAAAATTCATAGATTAAAACTTAATTCTTGCAGTCATGCAAATAGCAAATACATATAAGATTCGTACTTATAGCAATAAACCTATTCTCACATTTTTTGTCTAGTTCAAAAATGAATATTATTATGCTGAGTCAGCATTAAGATATATGATTAAGAAGATAATCAAATAAATAAGCTTTAGATGGACTGGTAATCCATTGAATTGTTAGAGTCTTATTGTACTATAGAAGGTAAATCTTTGTCAATCAATAATTGTGCGTCTAAGACCAAATCAGAGATCATCTGCTCAAATATACATTCTTCAACTACCCTTACACACTCGTCAATATTATTTAAGATAGCTTTACCCCTGAAGCGAATAACTAGCCAGCCAAGAAAATTCAGCTGCTTATTAACCTCTTCATCATGCTCCATATTGTGAGTTATTTTCTTTTTCCAAAATTCACTGTTACTCCCCCTGCGTATTTGTGGGCACAGTGCTTCAAACCAATCCTTGCCATGAAAAAATTCACTATCACAAAAAATAGTTATTTGGGGTTTAGTCAAAACAATGTCTGGTTTTCCTGGAAGCTTATTATAATATTTTCGATATCGATAAGTTTATGCCATAATGCTTTTCGAAACATTATCTCTATGGCAGTATCTTTAGATCTTATATTTGACATATTTTTATGACGCTGTTCTTTCGTCAACTCCTCCATTCAACATCAACCTTCCTTGTGAAAGCACTCCCATGTGGGTTGGCTTTAATAATCCGTTTCAATTCTACTCTTGATATTGTTGTGTCTTCTTTCCCTTCCCCATCATATCAGCATTTTTTCTGTCTAAATACTCATACTCTTGTATCTCCAAAATTCATATCTCCTCATCTACCTGTTTTATCATATTAGCCAATTCTCTTCTACAAAAACATCATCTGCTACCTCTGTGACCACAATCAATTCCAAAGGATCAGCATTCACCTGGTCTCTCAAACCGCAATACGTGAAAAGCCCTAATTTATTCTAAAACTATCTACCTCTAAGAATGACAGAAACCTCTAAATCCATAGATATTAATTTCAAGTTTAAAAATAAAACCTGCCTCTTCTCCCTTCCAAGTATAATTTATACTTGGAAGGGAACGGTTCGGCATATGTATAACTTAATGAATCATTTGGGGCGACAAAAAAAAACCAGTTATATAACTATATGGAGATTAAAGTTCCGTCATAAGTATAATGAAGGAACTTCACATTTTAAATTATGCAAAGCTATTTTTCATTGGTTCTTACTAATTTTTGTATATAAATTTATTTCTTTTGATTGTCAATTCCGCACCTTTCGGTGGTCTTGATATCTTTGGGAGCCTCCCAAATTATAGGAATACTCCCAAATCATCTGATCACCCCCTAATTTTACTTTATTAGATCTTATAATATTTTACAAATATCCTCCTGATATACGACTGATAAACTACTTCCATTATCCCAACTTACCACTATTGATCCAGAGTCATCTACACCAATAACTGTACCTTGCATTCCTATTGGCGGGGCCTGTATATCATCCATCTTAACTAATTCTACTCTGGTCCCACTTACATATATTTTGCGCAATTCTATAACCTTATCTTTATTATTTATCATTTTGTTCTTCCTATTTTAAGCCATATTTTTATCACAATATGGACTTCATCTATAATTTCATACTTAATCTTCATACATTGCAAAATAATATTAATTCTTCCCTGAAATTCTTTGATTTTACCGTAATCAATTGAGGAAAGCTAAATTCCACCTTTAGCCATGATTAATTCTTCTCTGTTTTTTTCCTACTACACGCCCCTATGAAACAATTCACAGGGGCATATTTTTTTATCAAGACATTATTCTTATTCCACCACGTAAATTTCACCATTTTTACGCGAATATCTATAAAGTCTATCAGAAAGAACCTCCTCTTTTGGAACTTCACTTTCATTTATCTCACCAACCGTAATCTGCAGCTCCCCATAATCCAACTTCCCATTATCAGGAACCAATATAACTTCATGCGTACTGGAAGGCAATATAACAATATCTGAATTCTGAGAATCAGCAAAATCCTTTAAACACCCATCATATAAAATACACCCAGCACCATTAATCTGTTTTCTGTTCGAAAGCACATACAAATACGGCTTCTGCGAATCAAAATCCAACAAATCATTTACTATCTCCTCCATTTCCAATTCCTCTAAATGACCCTTTAAAATATCACACATAATCTCTTTCATCGTTTTAATTTCAGGCGGCAGTAAAATGGGAGTGTTCCTCTCTGCAAGGCGATACAGTTCCTCTTTGTCCACTCCCCACGGTTTCATATAAGAGTTATGAATCAAAGCCGTCATATGCCCTCCTTTATGTTCATCTAAAATCAGATAGAACACCACTGCCAAGTCCAGAAATTCAAAATATGGAATATCTTTTAAAAGCTCTTTATTCTTTTCCCTCTGAATCAGCTTAAAAACCACCTTATCTTTTAGATTATTAAAGTCCAATAATTCTTCCATATTACCAAAGGTCACGCCTGCACTTTCCTTATATTGGGAAACAATATCGTCCAGAATTTCCTGTAGTGACATACCATGGGTAAAATGCATATAGTATGAGTTTAAGTAAATTGTGGGCGCAACATTTTTGTTCACTCTGCCAATAATCAGCCCATCCAGAACGACACCATTATTTTTTGTGATTTTCTGAATCCGGATTTCATAATCGCTCCCTAACTTTTCCTGCACTGCAACTCTGACTTCCTCTATAAACTGAATATAATTCATTTGTTCTTCCTCCAATAAATTCACTTGTATTTTACACAAATAAAAAGAAGCATACATCTGAATATGCTCCCATACAAAATTAATCTTTATTTTCAGCTATTTCTTTATATCTTAATTACCTTGTGCTTTAGAAATCGTCAAATCGCCTTTAGAAGCCCCTGTCTCATAGATTCATTATTATAACCTTCTACTTCTGAGCTTGTTTTTTCATAGAAAGCACTCATAGGGCTGACATAGGGATTAAGACCGCAGATTGCACCTGCATCAGACCCACCGATTCCTTGTTTTCTGTATTTCAGCCAATCTTCATGAGATAAGCCTTTTGTTGATATTAACTTTTTCATAAATCCAGCCTTTCTTTATATATAATTTATCCTGTCTTACTTAAAGCTCAATACCTATTTTTAAAATATATCTATCTCCTAACAACTATTTCCATAGTACACAACAACATATTTGTATCTTATTAAAATCTCAGGGAGATAATCTGTTACCGCACATTTGGGTCCGGGATAATAGATTTACTTTAGGAATATACACATTCTTTCACTTCCACTAGTAACATTTCCGTATTGATAAGCCCTTCATACCAGCATACAATCCGTGGGACATCAGATAAATAGGTATCCGAAATTTCTTCCATATCAAGATATTCTTTTAATTGCCTTTCATATAGATCCAGTTCCTTTATCGTAAATGATTTTTGCAAAATTGGGTAATCCCTACACATTTTTAAATTGGGCCAATCCTGGTTTTTAATATCCATAACGTATTCATGCAACATCAGTTGGAATTATTGATTGAATATACCCATGTTCCCGAAAGCTATAAAATCCATATTCTCCAATAATAATATGATCAATTAATGGGATTCCCAAAATTCCTCCCGCCTTCTCCAGTCGGCGCGTTATTTGCTTATCCTGAACACTTGGTTCCGGTGTACCAGAAGCGTGATTGTGAAAACAGGTAATAAATGCTGCATTGCTAAGAACCGCATGTTTGAAGATATCACGACCATCAACGTAACAGAAATTTAAAGCTCCCACTGCCACAATCTCCACTGCCAGAGGTTCCAACTTAGTATTAAGTGACATAACAAGAACTATCTCCCTGTCTGCTATTTCAAGCAAAGGCATTACCGTTTCTACATTAGGCTCTGAAAAACGTTTCATTCCATACAACGATCGGCTCTCTCTTACCATCTGAAGGCGGATGATTCCTACCCTCTTTTTGAGAACCGGGCGTTTCATTACTTCTCTTAGAACTTCATCCTGATTTTTTTTAACCATTTAATTTCCCTCCTTAATTTTCAGCTATATGGTTTAGATATTCCCTTCACTATATGTAACCGGACTCTATTACCTTCTGCGCAATACCACATACTCATTGTTTATAGTCTCTAGCTTATATCCATAACGAAGACGCTTCAAAGTTGCAATACCACTTCCTGCTGCCGCTGTAAGTACCGCAGTAGCAGCTGCGGGTGTCCCCATAAAAACAGCAGCTGGTGTTCCAGCCATCATTGTAAGTGCTGTTGATATCCCACATGTAGTAGGTACTGCAAGTATCGCTGCTATTGCAACTGCCAGACAGGTAAGGCATAAGCACCAGAGCAGCCGATCCATATACCAGATCCTTTTAATTCTTGGTGCTAACTTTCCCTTCACTTTTATGGTATCTTCCTGATTATCAATCGCCTTACCTAAATCCTGTTCATTCTCTACAACCATTCCATTCCTCCTGATATAAAAATCAGGAGCTCTCTGTCACAGATCCCTGTCACAAATGCTCCCACTTCTCCTATTACTAAGCACTCTTCACCAAATCATACGCTCTATCAATCATGGCATTTCCATCAACTGTACGTGCAAACAGGCTTTCCTTATAATTTGCACTTTCCCTCAAAGGTTTAGAATGGGTGGCAAAATCAGATACAGCATTAATAAAACGATATCCATTCTTACCTATATGACTTAAATCCGGTGCGTCAAAATATCTCTGTTTTAGATCTTCCTTTAGCCGTAACAGATTCTTTTTTTGCTGTTCCGTAGGATTGTCAAACAATGGGAATAGGGAATCAATGCATTCATACACCTGACGATCTGAAAGCTTTACCTTCTGCAGTTGATCAATTGCCTTGCCCAGTTCTCCCATATATTTATCTGCATAGAGTAATGTATACCTGGCCTCCTCCAACTTACCACCAATGTCACCCGTATGGTTTGTAGACCAGAAACGCTTTGCCGTAGATAAAGCAAGATTTAACGTATTATTGCAGACAACACGGATTGGTGTCATTGCAGCTTTTATGGAGCCAGACCCGTCATGACTGTTCATTAAAACAAGATATGATATAATCTCATCGCCAGAAATGATATATCTGTGTGGCAGTTTTGCCAGCATCCAGGTGCGCCGTCCCTCCTGCAGACTCCCAGCCGTTTCATATGTGACTCCTTCGCCTAATAATTCATCTGTGAAAGCAAATGCATCACGGTTCTGAACCACCTTATAACGGCTTGTCACTACGCCAAGAATCTTATTATCGAAATCTCGGATATTGGCCCGGAATCCCGGAATAGGATACCCTTCTACCGTTTGTATTGGCGTCTGGATGACGTTCCAGTCTAGCCCTGCTAATATCAGAGCATCTGCTGATGTCGGCGCTTCCTGTACCATTGTTCCAAGCCCGTGCCAGGGCTTCTCTCTTGTGTAAAACATGTTTTCTACTTCTGCTGCCATTATTCATTCCTCCTTATGATAAATTAATTATTTCCTGTTCCCTATGGCTTAGGAACGTAAAAAACCCCCAGGCTTTTTGTGCCTGAGGGGTCTTTCCTACTGGTCATTCATCTTGAATTAGACTGTCAATAATCGATACAATAACCTTTAGGATTGCTGAGAGAATTTCTTTGTACATGAAGTTTACCTCCTGAAATGTGCAATTCTCATGGTTATAATATCTAATTGAAAAATGTCTTTTTTAATCTCTTACTGAATCTCATAGACACCAGCAATGGAATGGCGAAAATTTTCATTACCATCTTTTATCTCCACATAAGGCTTGTTATAGTCCATCCCAGATTCCCAAACAACATGAATATCTCCGACAAAATCGTTGCTATTTGCTTCATGTACTTCTCCTAAGTATTCAAAACCACCATTATCTTTTAATTGTATACTTATTGGCAATGCGTAATAAATCACCGTAGAATGATCATCTGTAACGCTATTCGAAAATTCAATGATTGGTTCCCCCTCATTCACATATGCACTCATGAAGCAGTCAGCATCATATGAATACCATGCAGATTGATAGGTTTCATCAAATGCAGCAAAATTATATGCATCTGTATAAGTACCATTTGGAACATATTCTATGGTATTAGGTTCAGTCTGAGTAATAGTTTCTGGTACTTTTACCTGCTGGTTATTATTGTTAGCTGCATTTACATATGAATCCACCATAGCATCTTCCACACCACTGAAAATCTGATCATAGAGCTCTTCAATTTCACCACCATTACTGTTGTAAGATTGCTGTGTTGCATATCCTTTTTGCCGATATGCATAATTTAGTATATCGTTTACTTCATTGCTCATTTCAAGAAGCGTTGTTGGCTGACCATTAATATCCATGTAAACCATAGAGAAAGTATTTGTATCAACATTGATAGCAAACTGAATACATACAGTTATCCTTTCGGCACTCTTTAAATCCCCATTAAACTGAACAATTGGGTTATTATCATTCTCACCAATATATTCCCATTTCATGTCCTTAAATGCCATACCAAATGCATCTTCATAGGATATTTTTTCATATCCATTCGGAGTACCAGTTTTCACCATCTGCATATATTCTTTGCCTGCATTTGAAAAATTCCCACTTAAAAGCATACCGAGAAGAATTGTGGCGATTGCACTTCCAAGTATCCCCAACCGTTCTTTTCCTTTCTTTCTGCCCTCTGGAGTACGTATATCGAATTTTAATATTTTTTGAATAAAATCTGCAAAACCATTTAGCTTAACTTCAACTTTCTCACCAAATTCCTCTTCATCAATCTCTAAGATCTTCTGCCCCAAGCTTTTCTTTTCCGACTGCTTCTTTTTGGCTGCTTTAGCATTCTTATTACTTTCAGTTTCTATTTTTCCATTTACTTCTTTTCTTTCTTCTTCCACTTTTCTTTCTCCTTTTTGTGCGTTAACTTTAGATGATTAATTATATTCTTCTTTATCATCACTGCTATAATATATAATTATTTTTATAAACTTTTTATAAATATCCGAATAGATTATAGTACACTCCTGAAAATATCTATGGCTATAGGATCTATGTGCCATGGATAATGCTATACAATAGAATTATTTATACAACTTTATATCTTTTAGACAGTTAATCATTTTACTTATTAATTTCTTCCTATAGCATAGCAACATAAAAACACCCTAGGTGCATTATGCTTGAGGTATCTCCATTTCCAGTTATTCGTTTTGAAGTTTAATTATAATTTTTGACTATTAAAAGCCTTATCTTCTAAATTTTGTTTTATTTTTTATATTTTTTTATGAGTTCCAGCACTACTTCAGAACTGGTTATTGATATCATAGTGTATCTTGAAAAATCTACAGTCATTGCCCCACCGGCTAATCCAGCAATAAATAATGGCCAAAAAAACATGCCCCCAACTAAAGCAAACTTTGACAACGTTTGTATTTTAGAATCCTTACTAAATTTTTCATATGCTTTTTGTGCATAAACACCCGTTACCCTTATCTCTGCATACCCTTCCTTTATTGCATCTCTTAAATCTTTTTCATTATAAACAACCTTTGTCTCATCAACCCACTTCATATTTCTTTTACTCCTTTGTTGTATTTTATATATTATACTTTATTTAATTCTTATGGGCAATATTCATTCTTTTAGAATATCGTTTTTTTCTTTGCCTCTTTGTACAATAAAAATAAATTCAATGGAGGTGGCTCTTGAAAGAACTCGATTATTGTGAAATAGGTAAAAAAATCAGAAAATGCAGAGAAGATTTGGGACTTTCTCAAGAAGCTGCTGCGGAACGTTGCGGAATATCACCTTCTTTTTATAGCAATATTGAACGTGGAATAAAAATCATGTCCTTAGAGACCTTTTCTTCTATTTGTAATGCGTTTTCTACTAGCGCCGACTATCTTCTGAGTGATAATACTTTAAACTCTGATGAAGTGCTTCTTAATATTTTAAATGAAGCAAAAAAATGCGGCGCTGCTCAATATGAAAAATATATAAAAACTATCAAGGCTCTTGCTCTTGTTGCTGACCACCTTTGAGTTGGCATAAAAAGTTTGGAGACTATTCTTTACTCACTAAAGGGGATGTCAAAAATTAAAGTTAAGCTATTGATTTTGTGGCAATCCCTTTAAATATTTTATTCAAGCCTCTATGTTAGCACGCCCTATAGCAAACCTAAAATGACAGTGTCTAGATTTAAACTTGTTGAAAATAATTATTTCAAAGCAACTTAATTATGGATCACTGCATATCTTCTGAAAGAAAAAAGAATGGTTTTCACCATTCTCTTCAGGATCTAATGCATATGTAGTTAGGGCTCTACTTTTACTTCATACTAGCCGGTGCATTGCCGGACGCCCTGAATAAAACTATTCTTAATTAGATTACTTTTATAAATAGTCCGGGATATTAATCAAGATAAGCAAGATTTCAGTAACTTCTTCATTAAATCTTCTTTTATACACTTAACTATTTTTTCCCATCATTAGTTCAGCCTCCTATTATGATTTTATACAAATATTACCCTATTGAGGGCTGATTCTGTAAGTTTATCAAAAGTTCCAGTGTTTCACAATCTCGTTCCTAAATTTCATGGTTTGATGAGTCTTTTATTTATGCAGGATTAAGAATCGTTTCCAAATAAAAGAGAGCAAACAGCACAATTGGTTCGCTCCCTTTAGAGATCATACCTTTATATATTTTGACCATTTTTAAGATACTATTTATTTCCCTTATCTTCTTTCTTATCCTCTTCCTCAATTGGATACAAAATTCCTAATGTATCACCGTCATCACAAGAGTAAACCTTCATCTTATCTTCCTCCTTATAGTTAAATATCTTGTTTAAAATCGACTTGTTAATTGTTAATTTCTGTTTATTATACTTCATTTCAATAAATTAATCAATACTCGTCGTAAATTCATATATGAAATCATTTTAGATTAAAAAACCAGAATGCTCACAGCTTTCACTTAACTCATTATAATATTGAGGTGTCCATCCTATATCATCTATCCACAGCAAAGCTGGAATCCGCCCAAGACACTCCTGCATTACTCGGTTTAAGTATTCTCTCCTGTGCTCTAACTCTGGTAATTTATAATTAAATTTATATCCATCCATAAAATTTGTGGCATTAACTGCGTAATGAATATGAGTATGCTTAGAATCAAGATGTACTGCATACACTACCTGAAATCCGCTGAGATAATAAATAGAAGCAAATTTATAGGCGATTTCTTTGATCCGGTTTATCCCATTTATATCTATAATTTCATGAGGGAGAAAAGTAATAACTTCATGCATAACTCTTACACCATAGTTCTCTTTTTGATAAATTGATTGGACCTGTCTAAATTGCAAGCACATCATATCAGGATCATGTACATCCACACCGAGCCCGCCAAAGACATATGCCTGATTATCAGTATCACAGGCACGGGTTCTTGTAATATAATGAATAACGTTTTCCACTGCTTGTCTATTAGTATAATCGCCTTTTCGCATTTTAACTATCGCCGCCATGACAGTTCCTCCATATGCATTAACTCCTCCAGATATTCCATATAGGTATCATTTATGCTGCATTTTTTATGTATTATATTAATTAGATTTTGCTTTATTACTGCATTTTTAATATTATCTTTGTCACGCTTTGTTCGTCTTTCATGGGCACTATAAACACAATCTACAAGCAGATCACTCCTGGAACATTTTTTTGAAATTGCCTTTTTTGTAATATACTCTTTAGATCTTTTACTTAAATTAATATTTAATGTTTCACTTTTTTTTATATCACTTGGTTTATTATTCATTTGAATCTTCTCTCTATCATCTAAAATTTAATTTATATTAGTTACTTAATAATGCTCTATATAATTAATTGTATTAATTAATACTATGGGAAACTATGTGCATATTTTATTTTCCTCCATCTATACGTATTAAATTTTTTATTATATTGTAGTTAAGTCTATAAAAAATTATTTTAACTTCTTCATATATTGTATCTAAAGAAAGCTCGGAAAAATTTCTTCCGAGCTTTTACTATCTGCTATTATACCTTTCCATCGCGGACGTTTTAAAAAAACAACAATTATAAATAGATATTATATGTATGACAATGCCCATAATTCCAACATTTTCAATCGTTCCATACAAAAAAATTATATGTATCTTTTTAAAACATCGGCACTTTAATTAATAATTGTCCAATCTGAGTTGGTAAATAACGTAATTGAACATTCATTTCTACGGCATACTCAAACTGCACTAATGTTAAAAACATAAAATAATCTGTAGTCACAATCATATCGACTTCTAAAGTACCATTTCTATATCGTGGAAATGCGTAGTTATTATGCCAATTTATATTCATCTTTTCAAAATACCCACGCAGTCCCATATTCCGTTCTATTATACTAGTGGACTTCCAACGAAATTCAGGTTCTATTAAAAGCCTGGATATCCTTTCGATATTTAGCTTTGTGAATTTATGCCTTATCTCTTTTTGAAAACTATAACGAGTTTCCAATTTATTATCATATTTATTACCCTTTTTTAGACCTTTATTATCTGTCTTTATTTCAATATACTTATCTCCCTCCTCTGCATTCCAAAGTCTAGGTTTATTATCATATATATGAGTTGAAATTTCTTCCTCATTATCACAAATATACGCTTCTATTAAATTGATTCTATCTTTCATACATTCTTCAGATATAATATGATTACTATTGTCCGAAAATAGATAATTACTCAAAACCACCAGTATCTGAGGAAATAGAATATTGCCGCTAAATAAGGCAGGTAGGACCTTATTAAAAATCTCCCTTAATTTAACCCCACCTTTGGATAGCATATCAGCTGCTTCATAAATAATTCCAGAGTATTTTTCCTGCTGTCCATATGATGGTAAAAACAAGTATGGCGCAAAAATACCTCTCAATATCTTTTCTTCTTGATACTTTGTATGATTTCTATATTTATATTCTAAGTTAAAATCCAGATATCTAATAATGGCATTATTTAATCTATTCATAAAAAATAAATCTTCGACCGCTAGTTCATATAATAATTTTGTACATTTTGATCCATCTACATCTCGGGAAATTTCAATCCGATTCTTCAAAACCTTATCTATTTTTTCTAATCTACTAAAATTCAATGAACCAGATTTTGTCTTACTTGATGTAGGTAAAAGATCAGAAATACTTATTGCCCCTAGAGATATAGCTGGTAAAAGATCCATAGCTTTTATTTGATCTAGATTATTTTTAGCATTTTCAGAATACTCTATATTAAAAATCTTTCTAAAATATTTTGGTATCTGACCAAAAAAATCCTTTTCCTCCTGCTCAAAGTATGGATTTACGTGTTTAGTATCTTGTATCCTACATACAGCATTAAAAAACCGAGGTTTTTGTTTCCTCATATAATCGTAAAATTCACTAAGCTTTAAACTGATCTCACTATCTATCATCTCTTTGGTGGCTGGTTTATTTTCATCTATTGTTAAATACGCTTTTAATTTATCAGATGAAATACATTCTCTTAGATAAGCTGTATTCAAATTATGAATTTTACCATTCTTCCTCAAAATATAATCCAACCCAAAATAGTAGACATACATCATTGCTAATGGTATCAAGTCATCAATATCCTTTTCGAGATTAAATCCATTTATACTTTGATCATAAGTTTTTACAAATATTGGATTATCCAAGAAAAACCTTTTAGTCTTATTAATCGCATCATTAACATTTTCAAATTCAGGTTCTAAGCTATCCGGGTTAAATTCATATGCCAGAGACATATTGAAAGAAATCAGCTCTTCTAACGTATACTCTATCATTCAAATCCTCCTTTTTTAAAATCGCCCCCCAAATGCCAGGGACTAATTTTAGTTTTTCTTATAAGCTAATTATATAAAAAATGTAAAGAAACTGAAAGGAGAATTATTATGGATGACAAAATAATCTGCAACCAAGGTATTCCAGCTGGTTTCGGATATCCTTTTACAAATCCCTGGTTAACCTCTTCTATAACAAAGAGTTCTGATAATAAAATCAAAGACTTCTTTGATGATAACCAAAATACAATAAAGCATGAAGAAGAAGATATAATAGATTCTCAAATGGGAGAAGTGGTTAAAGAAAGTGAGCTTCGCTCACTTGGCGCTGAGAATGAAATGCGGTACATATACCTTAAGAACGGTATTTACATTATTAGGATACAAAAAAGTCGTAGTTTTGTAGATTATACATTCTCAAGCTGCTTAATTCAAAATTATTATGTTTCATCTGATGGGCAAAAAGCTGCAGTTAAGTTCACCCACTTGTCATATGAACGTACTGTTATTTTTGATACATCAGAGTTATCAACTGGTAAGGTATTTCGTCAGTTAACAGCTAACGGTTATCCCGTAGTATTTAAAGTGACGGGAGAGACAAAATATTGCTTTGAGAACTTTATTTCCCAAAGACTGCTGCAAGCAGAGAGGTACCCAACTATTACAAGAGGGTTTAACCTAGCTAATAATAGATGGATGTTTTGCCATAGAGATAATTATAGAACAATAAGTCCTTTTACTTATGGTGATTGGGATAACTCCTCACTGGAGACTCCATCAGAGATAAGTTTGCAATTATCATACAACGTTATTAAGAATTATCTTGCTTCCTTAACTGAAGATGTGTGCGAACAAAGTTTTTTACTCTTTTTATTTGCGTACCTGCCTATCTTTCCGCTTTTAAAGGCAAACAAATATGAACTGGATAAAACCATTCATTTTATTGGTAATATAGAAGTATCAGAGGACATTATTAATAACTTTTTAAAGGTATTTAATAAAGGAGTACAAATGAAATATCATTTATCCACTACTCCATCTGCATTCAAGGTGGTTTTAGAAGAAACAATCAGTGGGATTCAGCCATTCTATCATTTAAGTGGAAATAGTGAGTGGGATAAATACAGATTGGTTAATTACGATACGTTATTGACTGTGAACAGTGGTTTTAATGCAAAAAATAATTTATCTGTACCTATGATAATCAACATGCCTCTGTTCCAAACCAAAATAAGCAAAGCTATTATTATAGACACTTCAAACTTTAAAGAGGTTAATCATAATTATAGAGGCATGATACCTTTTTTTAATAATTTTATTTTGAAATGGGTAGGTTTTTTAGAAAAAAATCAGGAGGAAATACTGGTATCTACAGTTGAACCAATAGACTTGGTACTGGATCCAGAAAATAAGCAAACGGCTAAATGTATTCATAAAGTTACTAGCCTCCTACAATCATTTTTAAGTGTAAATCTATCATTTAATAATGATCTGATTTGGGAAAATAGTATAGCTTATTTAAGTAAACAAAATAAATATGAAGCTGGTTGCGGATTAGATTCACATATTAAAAGTTCTTTCAGAGAGTTCTTTAAAGATGAGAGCAGATATAAAGCTTATTATGAGAATGCGTCAATTGATGATTGTAATCTAGGAAATCAAATATTTTACTCTGATGATTATATTGCAATCTCATCAGACACATTATCTCTCATTTTAAAACCACTGTTGGATTGCAACGTACACAAAAAAGAAATTTTGGACCAGTTATTCATGCGAGACTTACTACACAAACCAAAAGAGTACTCCTATTGCTCCACCGCTTATCTAACAGACTTGAATGGTCAAGTCAGGAAAAAAAACGTTGTCCAGTTTCCGCGTAAAATACTAAATTGGTTGAAACTTGACTTATTACCTATATAGCTTATTAATAAGCAAAATACATTAAGAACGGAGGTGAAGACGGAGTGTCAAGAAAAGTAAATACTTTTAAAGAACAAAATGAAGCAATTGCAAGCATACTTGCTGACAATCCGTCAGCGCCTCTTACCAGTGCAAGCGATTTGGCTATTAGCCAACTGCTGCAGCTGGGCGGACAAGGTAGAACGTTATCAATTGCAGCACGCGCTAAAATCATAGTGGATTATTCAGAAAAGGAGGAAAAAGTAGCAAATATATGTAATTTATCTAAAATCAAAGTACGTTCTGACGATGGCAGGATCTATCTCATCATCAAACGTAAGCCAATAACCAGCAACAGCTATGTTGGTTTAATCGATAAGCTTTACGAATACTTTTTTGGACTAAAGCAAACCACACTTGAGACCTTCTTTCCTGATTGGCAAAAATGGCGTGATGAAGAGACAAGCGTTTCAAAGAAAACCATCAAAGAGAATTATTTCCTCTGGAATGCCCTTCTTAAGGATGATGACATTACTAAGATACCTTTATCTAACATAAAGGTTCAAGATTACATAGCTTTCTTCCGCAGAATTACAAAGGACCGGCAGTTGACCCGAAAACGTTTTAATGATTTAAAAAGTATAATGAATTCTATGCTATATCTCTGTGTTGAAAGGGGGATAATTGAACATAACTGCCTGCAGGATATTAACTACAGACAATTTGCATATAAATCGGAGAATACAGTCATAAAACCTTATACGGAGGAAGAACGCCTGCTTATTATTAATCACTTAGACGATGAGGATTTTTATTCTCTTGCTATAAAGTTTGATTTTCACCTGGTATTGCGAATCGGAGAACTTAAAGGGTTAAAATGGAGTGACATTAGCAATGACTATATCCGTATCCAACGATTTGTAGATAATGATAATCAAATTGTTGAAGATATTAAGGGGCATGCCAAAGAAGGCAAACGATTAATGCCTCTTACACCAACAGCAAAAGAAATCCTAGAAATAGTGAGACAACTGAACCCTGACAGTGATTATATCTTTATACGAAATGGACAGCCACTATCTACATGTACTTTTAATCGCCATTTAAAAAGGTGTTGTGATGAGCTTGGTATTGAATATCGATCTTCTCATAAATTAAGATTTTCAACTGCTTCCATTATGTATAAGAATGGTGTAAAGGATACAGAGCTTCAAAAGCTGTTAGGGCATTCTACCTTAAGCATGAGTCACCACTATCTGAAAAATATTATCGAAATCGATAGTACAGCTGAAAAAATGAGGACTATTCTTCATTAATAGTCCTCATTCCAACTTGATTTTCTCCAATCATTTTACAACACACACAGTATAATACACCATCTACTCTACATAAAATTTGAACCATATCAGTTTGGAACTATTTAGCCGTTCATAAACTGAATGATATAAGTTTCATTTAGCAGTTAGATATTCCACTACCAAAAGCAATTCATCAAAAGTCACCGAATCTAATTGGTACTATCTCGTTGTAGATATTTCTGCCTATAGAAAATAAAAGCTCTAATATGTGGATATCATCATAGTAGGAACGTATGTATTACTGTCTAATAAGAGCAACATTCCGATTTAACTGACTCAATAAATTATTTAGTTCATTTCTATTTTAATCGATTTGAATATTAAATATTATGAGGTTATATCCTTCAAAATAAAGTTCTTCTGTCCATCTATTGCAATTTCTCCGGTCTTTCTTCCAAACTTCAAGCCTCTCTCTACAGCTGCAACTAGCGCTGCGCCGCTTCTGCCATAACCCATTGTACGAATAGTCTCCTTTACAAGAGAATCTTTGTCTAAAACTCCCTTTTCATACAAGGTAACACATATGGCATTTTTTAGTTCCTGTTGACAAATTTCATCTGGAGACCTCTTCTCATCTGAATTTCCATCACTTCGATAAATCCTATAAGTATCAGAATCCTGATCTTTTCTCCAATAAACTTTAACACCACCCTGTTTATTATTATTATATTCAGCCTTTTTTAAGGCTTTATCCGTTGCCTCAAGCGTCTGGGCGCTGGAGCGTCCAATATCAAAGGAACGCAAAGCCTTCCTTACCAGTCGGTCATGAGTAATCGGAGCCTCTATATTAATAATTTCTTGAAGTCTTGCAGTAATCATTGCCATAGAGTCCTTCAATACATAATCAGTGGTTGATATAGGTGTGACTTCAACATCAGCCGGTATATAATCTTCCACTTCATACTCCTGATATTTCGAATCAATTTCTATAATCCCACTTTGATAATCTCCTGATTTTGCCGCTACTCTTAATTCTGCTGTATCCGCCACCAGAACCTTAGGAACAAATCGATTCTCAATATCTATAACCACCTTCTGTATCTGCTCCACGGTTTCCTCTATTTTTTTAGTCTCCCCTCGATTAATCGATGAACCCTCTAAAACTTCAGATTCAAATCTATCCTCATCAACAAATTTCAAAGAGTCTTCACATATTGTTGATGAATTTTCTTCTTCAGATCCGAGCTCAGAAATATTCTGGGTATCATTCGCTATTTCACCAATACCGTCTGGCAGATTAACTTTTAACTCCTGAGCATCCTTATGCAGCTCTTGATATTTGGCATATGCATTCTCTTTTTCCTGTTCCAAAAGCTGCAATAACCTAGATATTTCTTTCTCTCGATTATCCCACCAATCCATCGTCCAGATTCGGTGAAGCTTCCACCCCAGGCCTTCAAGCACACTGATTTGGGCAATCTCCCTGTCTTTTGTATTTGAAGACCGCCTGTATGATTCTCCATCCAGCATGATTCCAAGCAAATACTCTTCCTCATTATATGGATTAATCACAGCAATATCCACTTTGAACTTGGAATGTCCTAATGACTTTTGATATCTATATCCCACATCTGTAATCTGCTCACAGATATGCTCCATAATACCTTGATCCATTTGAACCCTGGAATCAACATATTCTCCTATAAGTCTTCCTTTTTCGGCAAACTCCAAAAAGTTCTTAAAAGATTCAACCCCCTTTGATTTCGTGCGCTTCAAATTAATCATGTCAGCTGTCATAGTGGTAAATACCACCATTTCCATTCTCGCACGGGAAACGGCCACATTTAATCGCTTCCAGCCACCATCTTTGTTCAAAGGTCCAAAATTAAGTGAAAGTTTACCCTCTGCATCCGGACCAAAAGCAACAGAGAATAAAATGACATCTCTCTCATCACCTTGAACATTTTCCAGATTCTTAACAAACATGGCTTCTTCTCCCATATTCGCCCAATTATCAAATGCTGTATCCTTCTGATATTCTTCTTGCAGCAAATCCTCGATTAGTGTCTGCTGACTGATATTAAAAGTTACCACGCCAATTGTCTGTGTTTTCAATTCAGGATCAAAGTATCTGTGCTTAATCGCTTCTACAATTGCTTTTGCCTCTCCTTCATTTACACGGCCTTTGCCACGATCAAAGAATCCATCTACTTTTATAAGCTTCACGCATTTCTCCCGGTCATTTACAGACGGGAACGTAAGCATAGAATTTTCATAAAATTCCTGATTACTGAAAGAAATAAGGCTTTCATGTCTGCTTCGATAATGCCAATGCAGATGTGCCTGTGGCATACCAAGAGCCAAACAGTCGTTTAAAATACTATCCAAATCTTCTATATCAAGATTGTCTTCATCCACAGTATTTCCAGAAAAAAAGCTTGTGGGCGGCATCTGATTCGGATCCCCAACAATGACTGCATTCCTTCCTCGTGCAAGTACACCTACCGCCTTACAAGTAGGCAGCTGAGATGCCTCGTCAAAGATTACAATATCAAACAGATTATTCTCCGCTGTAATGTACTGAGCAACTGAAATCGGACTCATAAGCATACATGGGCAGAGTTTATTCAGAACATGAGGAATCTGTTCAAATAGCGTTCTGATAGACAGTCCTCTCCCATTACTGCTGATGGCTCTGCGTAATATATTTAATTCTTTGCTTATTTGTACAGATTCATACCCTGTCGGCAGTTGATGAGTCAGCTTATAGAACATTTCTTCTTTAGTTAGTTCCATAAATTCCTGATCCAGTTTCTTAAACTGTGAAATCCGTTCATTAAACCCTGTACCTGTAAATCCATTTAAAACAGGCTCATTTTCAATAACAGACAAAATAATGCCCCTGTATATCGATTTGAGATAAGCATTCATCACCTGATCATGAGGCATACCCGCTTCATAAGCATCGCAAACAGGTGCAAGCCCTCTATCTCTGCATTCTTTGGTAAACTGCCTAAATACAATCCAATCCTTAATAGATGAAGAATTTTCCATAATACAATGACAAAGAATTAGTCGGTTTTCAATCCAATTACCATCATCAGCAGCAAATACCAGATTCAATAATTTAGTTGCTGCTACTTCCTTCTGCTTTACAGTATCTAAGTCAGTGATAATATCTTTTGCCAACTGAATACATGCATCCAAAGAACCATCTGATTCCAGCTTTTTTATTTGTTTTGAGAACTGCTGCATAATCTGAATCTGAGCTTTCACTCTCTCCTGATATTGCAGCAATGCTTCTTTAGTTGGATATTCTTGAAGCAATATCTTCCATTCATATTGTAGCTGAGATTCCAGAGTTTCCATCTCATCCGCTTCTTGTTTATAAAAAGTAATATCCGTCAAATAAACTGGTATTTTATCTGTCTCAACTTTAAAAAATGCATAAGCCTGCAGTTCCGCAGTCAATGTATCGAGCGCCCTTCCTTTCCCAAATATTTTCTTATTAGCCTTATCATACGTTTCCCTGAAGCCACTCATATCCATACGAAGGAAATTTTCGTTCCACTGCTGCATGAGTATTGCTTTCTTGGAAACAAGCGCAGCCCACTTCTCCATGTAATCTTTAGGATTAGAAAATTCTCTATCAATAGAATCCGCATTTCTCAGGAATGCGGGGATTTCTTCTGCAGCAATAACACTGCAGGCATAATTACAGACATCTTTCCACTCACGTTCTTTAACAGGCTCTTCTAATTCCAGCAACCGAACAAAGGAAAGTACATCATTTCTGAACTTCTCTAAAGAAGTTTTATATGCAGTAACAATATCCTCTAGATCAAACTTCAGACTCTGACTGTATTCTTCCTGATGAACTGCGGCCAGCGGATGATTATATGGGTGACCGATCACTTTACCCGCTGCAATTAATCTCTCCAGGCTTTGAACATGATGATCCAGACTGCTTTCCGTCAACGCACTTGCATATGTATGATCAAACCTGATATATTGTTCAGGAGCAGGCACCATCTCATAGATATCCATAAGCTGACGCAAGCTCTTTCCAAAGGGCCTCTGGACATGCAGCACTTTAACATATGCATCCAGGTCAGTTCTCATCCTACGGATATCCTGAATCTTCTTATCATAATTTGTCTGCATTCCCCATACACCGATTTCCAAACCACGTTTCAACTGATCCAATACTGCCTTTTTCGTTGCCTTGTTTGAATGAAGCTCCAAACAGAAATCCTGAATGCCAAGTGCAGTTAGACGTTTTTGTACCACCTCAAGCGCGGCCATCTTTTCTGCCACAAAAAGCATAGTTTTACCCTTAGTCAGCGCATTGGCTAGCATTGCCGTGATAGTCTGGGATTTTCCTGTTCCCGGCGGTCCGTGAAGAACAAAGCTGACTCCTTCTGCTGCCATATTAATTGCTCTAAGTTGCGAAGAATCAACTGTCACCGGTAGATATGCTTCATTTATATCTACGCGGTCGGGAATTGTACAATCCCAGTCCACTGATCCCTTGATAAGACTGCGGACAATCTTATTGTTTTCCAGAAAATCTGCTCTGCTATGGATGTCATTCCACATAACAAATTGTGAAAAAGAGAAGTTTCCAATAACTCCAGCCTCCACCACATCCCACATAGGTAGATTCATAATCGCATGACGTACTATTGCAAAAATCTTAGGCATATTCAAACCATGTTCATCCATGGGGAGCGGATTCAATCCGAAAATCTGAGTACCAAAATTTTGCTTTAGAAATTCAAGAAGAGTTATGTTAATCTGTGAATCTTCGTCGCGCATATGCATCACATAACCCTTACTTGCAGATTTGCGATTAATATCAATTGGTACAAGAACAATTGGAGCATATCTGGCAGCTGTTTCTTTCTTTCCCTCAAACCAACGCAGTAGTCCCAATGCAAGATAGAGTGTATTGGCTCCGTTTTCTTCCATTGATGCCTTTGCAGATCGATACATCTTGGTAAGGCACACGCCAAGTTCTTTTTCTGTATATATGGAATGAAGCCTACGGTGTTTACTCTCCAGTGCAATAAAATCAGCAAATGGCCCCAACTCACCCAGGGCTTCAACAGGAACCCCACCATCTCCATAGACAGACATATCTGCAGGTCTTGGCAACACCTGAAATTCTTCACCGTCTGCCAATGCATCTTCCAATATTCCTGCATCTGAAGAAAGTAACGGAACAACCGCTTTAGTCATACGTAAATTAATAAGCATATTTCGCATACTTATATCAAGAAGTTTACGCTCCCATTGTATCTGCTTAGTAACCTGTTTCTTTTCCCCTGAAAATGATAGATTAAAAGTTTCTCCAATTGCCTCCGGAGCATTGGTAATGTCTTTTTCTTTCCTGTCTTCATGCAGAACTTGGAAGCCTGCATCCGTTCTTACCCGAACCGGCAAAGGTCGAATGCCCATGCTTCTTGCCCTTCGTACATCAATAACGAAAGCAAAATTTCCATAGCCAGATACATGATGCTCTGCCAGAGTAATTGCCTCATCAAAACTACGGGTCTTTCCTGCGCACATTGCTGTACACTCTACAACAATGAGTTCATGTATGCCCTTTGACATTCTTTTTTCCAATTGAGAAGGATCATCCATGACCATATCAGCGAATGATTCTTCAATCAGCCATACACCTGCAAATATATGGCCTTTCATCATGATCATAACAGGATTTAGTCCCATAGCTTCCAGACATGCCACATATAGAAGTGACATGTCCATACAAGTTCCCATATGCTGATCTAACACTGCATCAGCTAATCTAATGCGCTGTCCAAAGACCTCAAAGCTTGAAGGAGGTTCGGCATAAGTAATATTTTTCTGTTGGATTGCTGCATAAGCAGCTGCCGCCATTGTCTTTACGCGATTTGGATCTTCAAACTGATATCCGGCCAGCGAAGGCTCATGGGTCCATTTATCCAGATATTTTGAAGCCAACTGTAAGAGACTGATAACAACAGGATGATTTGGCATAGCGAAAGCTGCCAAAAGCTCAGGAGTATATTGTAATCCCGGCCACTGATCAAATGCAAGCACAGCAATATCTTTTGTTTCTGAAACAAGAACCTCTTCTTCCTGGCATACCTTTATTTTTAATTTACAAATACATCTTTCGGTCAGCGACGCAAGATAATCCGCATTAATTCCAACCTCAAAATTCTTAAAATGGAGCTCTTCACCCGGTTTTATTTTTTGAAGTCCAAATTCAAATAATTCTACCAGTTCATTATTAGAATCAATCCTTACAACCAGGTTATCAATATCATTCTCAGAAATATTTTTTACACAAATATTTCTAACAAGGTGAGCTCCATTATGCTGTATTGCATAGGTCAATACATCATCTATTTCGCAAGAGAGCTCTAATCTGCTTTTCTCCCTCTGGATGATTTCCTTCTTTTCCTCTTCAGAAACCATCTCCATAGAATCTTGAATCTCTATATCCTGTGAAGAATATAAATCCAGATTATTATCTACCGTAACATTTGCATTGGTTTCTTCTTCTGAATGAATTTCTGCCCTAGTCCCTTGCTCTGATGATATGGCATTTTCCCATGCAAGCATGACTGCTGCCATATGGTTACAATTACTTCCAGCCTCAGCGTATGGACAATCGCAGCTCATCTTAGGAACTTCGTTCTCTACTAAGCTAATTTCAACATGATAATTTTCAATCCCTGCTACTTCTGCAGTAACGTGCCCTTCGCTTATTTGAAATTCACGGACAGAATTACTCTTGATATAGTCTTCTGCGCCATTTAATATATTAACTTTAAACAGTGCTCTCCAATTCATATAAATCCCCCCTAATCTTATAGTTCATCAATGAACTTATCATATGCTGTTTTTAATTTCTTATTTGTAAGTTCCCTTTCTAATAATCCATTAATTGCACTTTCAATTATCTCGCGGAATAACTCTTTATCACAGATTTGCACCGGAAGCTTCCACATATACAACTGATCAATCATCTCTGAATCATATATACCCTGAAACTTCTCTAAAGCTGCAACATTTCCGGGAGGAAGCATAACAGCTACATTGAAGTATTCTCTTAAATCCTTTTTTGTATAAAATCCTTCCTGATACAAATGTAATAATGACTGAACGTCCACTCCACTCAAGTCTAGATAAAAGACTTTCAAAAGCATTTCCAAAGCATCAGATCTTTTCCCTTGTTCCACAAGAACCGTATAAAGGTAATGGTAAAGATTTCTCGACTCCAAAAGGCTCGTATTTTTTAACTTATCATTAAAAATAACCCACATCGTTGAAAGATAATCCTGATCATGTTTTGCATAACGGTCATACTCCTCCCATGACACACCCCAATTTTTATGCCTATGTACATGAACATAATCCTCATGTTCTTCCAGAAACGATAATCCTTTCATGGATAATTTATATAGTTTTTCCGAGCAATGTACTCTTAAAAAATCATCCCCAGCGGATTCAAGGATTCTATTTATCAATACAGCCTTCTTGCCTGATACCGACTGATCTAATTCCTTCAGCATTTCCTTCAGCTCTGGAATTCTAAAAGAATTTAGTACTTCAACAGGTTCTGCCTCTATCATGTACCCGTCTTTAATCATATCCTGATGATATTTAATACAGTCTCTTATTCCACATTCATACAGAAAATATGCTGCATATCCATCTGTCAAACGAATAGGTGCAGGCCTGGAAAATGCCCACAGGAATACCGTTTTTGCGTAATCACCCTGTAATAGAGGGATTTCCGATTCATTATGACCAACAGAAAAACTGACATTTACATTTACTAGAGGTATGTTATCTGCGTTATCCTTATTTTCTTTTTTCTCAACCATAGTACTGCTTTCATTTCCATTCTTTTTAAACAATCTCGAAAAAAACTCCATAATATATTTCCCCTAAATCCGGTTCTAAAGCTTGTGTAATTCCTATGCTTCTCCTTCAGATAAAGGACTATTTCCTTTACCATATTTTTGTATTCCTTTACTACGATAACTGTACAGCCCTCTGAACTTATTCGGATTAGCCAAACCTTTATTAGCCAATACTTCTTTTTTTATAGAACACGAATTCTCAAAGAAATTTCCCTATAGCTTTCTCTCCGCCTACAATAAAATAAAAGTATATAACATACCCATTATATTTCGATACTATCACAGGTTACCACTTTTTTCAAGTTTAACCATACCCTTCTATACAAGACAAAACACATATAAATTACACACCATATAAACCACAAAATAAGATTGTGCATCTTCAAACATAGTGCTATGATAATCTCACCGGCACATATAATTATTATGAACATAAAATCAAAAGAAAAACAGTTAAATAGGGATTATGATTTATCAAAAATCAAAACTAGACCGGATGATGGACGAAAGTATTTTATCGTCAACAGAAAACCTATAAGCAGTAGCACGTACGAAGGATTAATTGATAAGCTATATGATCATTTCTTTGGGGATTGTGCTGCTACTATGGAAACATATTTTGAAACATGGATGGAATGGAGAGAAAAGGAGACAAGCGTAAGTAGAAAGACAATTAAAGAAAACCGCTTTATGTGGAATTCTTTATTGAGAAATGAGGATATCACATTAATTCCACTAAAGGAGTTGACAGCAAAAGATCTAATTATCTATTTCAGGAATATTACGAAAGGCCGTCAGATCACAAGAAAGCGCTTTAATGACCTAAAAAGCATTATGAATGGCATTCTATACCTTGCAGTGGAAAATGATATTATTGAACGAAATTGCCTTCGAGACATTAACTATAAACAGTTCAGCTATAAAGCAGAAAATACTAAAATCACTCCATTCACCGAGGAAGAGCGCTTACTAATCATAAATCACTTGGGAGATGATTTTTACTCACTGGCTATAAAGCTAGATTTCTACTTAATACTGCGTATAGGTGAATTAAAGGGATTAAGATGGGATGATATTTCTGGAGATTTTCTACATATTCAACGCTTTGTAGATGATAAAAATCAGATTATCGAAGATATAAAAGGCCATGCAAGTGAAGGGAAACGTTACATGCCATTGACACCGAAAGCCAAAGAAATCCTGGCACAAATCCAGATTCTAAATCCAGGCAGCGAATACATCTTTATCCGTAACGGTCAGCCTCTGGCAACAGTAACCTTTAACCGCCGCTTAAAGAAATGCTGCGAAGAATTAGGCGTAGAATACCGCTCCTCCCACAAGCTCCGCTTCTCCACCGCTTCCATCATGTACAAAAACGGAATGAAAGATACCGAACTCCAAAAACTCCTGGGTCACACTAGCCTCAACATGACCCATCACTATCTTCGTAACATTACTTCCCAGGAAGAGACAGCATCAAAAATGAGGGCAATTCTGGATTAACCACCCTCAAAAAGCACTAAAAATGCCCACGCAAACAAGCGCAAACACCAAATACACAAAGTAAAAACCCCAGAAACCCTTATTTTATCAGGTTTCTGAGGCTTTCATAAGAGAGGCGACAACCAGATTTGAACTGGAAAAATAAAATGTCGCAAATAGCTGATAATACCGGGATTCCTTGTAAATACAGGACATTCCCGGTATTTCATAATAATAATATTTATAGACTTTGGTAAAAAATGCTATCCTGTTGCACACCTATGCAACACGAAAATGCAACACGAATAATAACTATGTATTCATGGCACTTCAAATAATGCTTTTCGTTTTTTATCTGCTTTACTTATTATATCATCCGTCATGCCAGGTATTGGTTCTCCCTCCCTCATACATTCGCAAATTTCACAATAATCTTTTTCTGGTAATTCAATAATATACCTGTAAAAATCACATATGACTTCATCGTTAGTCTTGCTCACGTCCCGTTATGCCTCCTTTGTAATCCAAGAAAGTATCTCCTTATTCACATTATATTATTTTATCCACGGTAGTTAATTCCTTATTCAATTATACGAACACGCGTTCGATTTGTCAAGGTTGTCTACATTCTCTTTTTTTCATCTCTTGCCCCTCCTTTACGTTCTTATAATATTAAAACGAAAATAAGAAAGAAATGAAACGCCTTGAACGGTAAACCGTTCACTTTTTCAAATATGGAGTATCAACCAAATCATTTATCATTATATGTAAGCCTTTTGCCAGCAGTTCCATTGTATCCATTCGCGGCATAGCCCCTTTTTTTATCCCATGCACTGTTGACTGTGGAATGCCTGTCATAATGCTTACCTGACGTTCGGTTAATTTCTTTTTACGCATATATTCGTCAAGCAGTATTCTCATGATATATTAATACTATCACGCGGTATACTGATACATAGTGGAAATGATTTCCAGAAACTTTCTATAATATATAGGCAGGCCCAATACGGACCCGCCTATACAGTTTACCAGTTCAATATTAACTATTTTAGGCAACCTCCAGGCCAACTAGCATCTCGAAAAGTTCTTTGAACGAATCAGCATAATACATAGGCTGTACCTCGCGCTGGCACTGTGGGCTTACGGCATTTTCGCCGTATCTCAATCCCTTTTCAGTAAGGGCATTATATTTCTTGGTTCCATTAGGGCTTGAGGAGGATTTCCTGGTCCTCTCCTCAAGGTACCCTTGTTCTCTCATTAAAACATTAAAGTTCCTTGCTGACATGCCTAAGTCGAATCGTTTCAGCAGATCAGTTGCAGATTTTAATTCCCGGCTACCGTTAAATTCATACATAGGCAGGAATTCTGCCGGCAGGTCGTAGCTCTTATATAACTGTCCGATCATCATGAGTTTGCTGGCATCATTCACACGAAGCATGTCAGCCACTACGCCGATACATTCCACCTGCTCCTTGAAGGATATTCTTTTCTTGCTTTCAGGCGTTTCATATGTACCGTTTTTTCTGATTGATGGAAGCACTACCGCTGTTACCCACCGTTTGAACTTCTTTGCTGTTTCTAACTTGCTACCAAAAATAAGAGCATAGAGCCCTGATTCGTTAACAATGACCATATCTTGAACACCAGAAGGTGTCTCCAATTTGGAGATACCTCTATCATCTTCTCCAACATGTTTTCTTACTGCATCTGTTGGTTTTACATACCCCAATGCTGCTGCAACATCTTTTCCAACAAACCACGGTTCATTATTAATCACTATGCTTCTTACTAATCCGAATTCCTCATTGTCAAAAATCATTAACTCGTTCATGTTTGGTTCTCCTTTCATTAACGGGCTGAAACTACAGCTTGATATTACTGACTTCAAGTTTGCAGTCAGTGATTTTAAATGTACGTACGTTTTTTGTTTTCACATATTTGCTTCCGGCTTGCAAACGAAGCATAGCATGCCATAAAAGCTTTGTAAACCCATGCAAATGCTGACTTTCTGTGCCTTTCCTACATTAAATTTGAGTTTAACTTGATTAAGAAAAAACAGTTTAAAACAACTAGAGATTATGCAGGATAATGTAGAGCAGTTAAAGGATTTTTATTTAATCAAGTAAACTCTGATTTAAACGTACTAAAAAAATTAATTATTAAATTTCTATAAAGTTTAGGTAGGCCCGTTATTAGCCTACCCACAATTCCTATTCTGCCAGTCCAGGGTACAGCAGTGCTCCATCATCACCCGGCGTAAGTACCACATCTTTTGTTGCCATTTTGCCGTTCTGGTCCATATAATAAAACTTGCCATCGACATATTTTAGGCCCTTTACCATGGCTCCATCTTCTCCAAGGTAATACCAGTCACCATTATACTTGTACCAAGTATTTGAAACCATAATTCCGGCTGCATTGAACCAGTACCACTTGCCATCAGAATCCAGATACCAGCTATCCCGTACCGGTTCGCCTGTATTTCCAAGATAGAACCTCCAACCATCTGGTTCCTGATTCCAGCCTGATAATCTAACTGGCTCTGGTTCCGGAATAACATCGTCCTGTATGTATCTACGCACGCATACTAATCCCTGGCGCCAGCCACCAGAGGCGAACGAATTGTAACGGCTCTTACAGTATGCCGCTATATCCTTGTAGGACGGCCTACCGCTGCCATGTCCGCAGATAATACCATTACCGTAATACATTTCTACATGACCTATCTTAAGTGGTCTGCTGGCGTCTGATCCTGCAAACTCCAACATGTCACCCTTACGTAAGCGCGATAAATCAGGGATTCCAGTGGCTATATTTGCATCAACGGTAGTCAGATTACCTGACTGATATATCCCGGCTGTATTAAGGTTTCCGAAGCCATGCCCGGCCTCCTGGTAGCTGTGGCATATAGAACTACTACAATCGCTATAGAAGTTACCGTCTGAATACTTTTTGAAACAATAATCACGTAAATTCTGGCTGTAGATGTTACGGCCTATGAGCGTTGCATACTTATCACAAACTGCCTGTCTTTTCAGTTCTGCTGTCATGCTGATTCCTCCATTCAAAAAAGGCCCAGGATAATCCCAGGCCCGAAAGTTATATACTACTCTGTTACTTCTGATTTCTTTTTTAACACATCAATGGCTTTGATTAAAACTGCAGGAAGCGGCAGCCCCATAAGCCCGGCATTCTCCACGATGGAGATCAATTCGTTTGCAATGAAACCAATAACCACCATATCTCGTATGTAATTAGTCCCAATAGCCAAATCCAGGCGGTGGGCTACAAGGACAAAAAGGAGTGTCATACACTTGCGACAGAGTCCTTTCCAACTTGCCTTTGATTCCAGGGCACCGGTTTCAGTCTTAGTGCTGTTTTTAAATACCCCGGCTACGGCCAACCCGGAAAGAAAATCTATCACCATAAAAAGCATTAAAGTTCCGATACCGGTATCCCACCCTCCAAATAAAGATGCTATAAAGCTACCAGCCACCCCCGCAGCTGTACATAATATATTTTTCATTCTCATATTCCTCATGCTTCCTTTAGTTTTTCTTCCACTTCATCATGCCACCTTGGCGGCACATCTTCCAGCGTCATTTTTCCACGCTCAATCATATAGATATACCATGCTACCATTACTGTACACCTCCTTGTTTTCCAGCCAACTCAGCAATTGCTCCGTCCTGCACTTCCTGCCCTGATTCTACTTTGTCCAGACGTTTTTCAAGGTCCGTCTTTTCTCGCAACGAAATTGTGATGTATAAACCATCTGCTTTTTCTTCCCATGATCCAGGTTGCATCACAAGGTCAGTATAATTACCTCTGTTTAATCCCTCCCCGTTCTGCACTTCTACTTTTGACAAGTTTTCTTCTGTCAATTTCGGCATAACAGAAGCGGCGGCTGTCCAGTCTGTGAAAACCGTAGTAAGCTCCGTAAGGCTTGCGCCTGTTTCCAAATTGATTGCAGTTCCATCATTAAGAATCATTTTTTCTTTATTCATATAAATTTCCTTTCTGCCCGTTTACAGGCAATAAAATAAGAGCCTTTCAGCTCTGGTTTATAAGTTTATTTACTCCATTAAATAGCAATTTAACTGTATTAAACGATAGGCTGGCAAAAAATGTGCAGCACTGGTCATACACCATAGGTGCGTTACAACCACTAGGCAGTGTGACTTATGACATTCCATTTGGTGCTCCTTTGACAGATGATAACTATGCTATAGTTTTAAGTAAGGGCGGCATGGGTGCCGGGTGGGCCGATGTGGAAGTAAGTGCCGTTGTCTTAACCTCAACCGGCTTCAAACTAATGGCATATAATACAAGCCCAACCTACGCCTCCGAAAGTTTAAAAATATATTGGTGCATACTGAGGTCACCTATTACATTACAATAAATGATCATTTAAAAATGTGAAATATAATTGCCCCATATTTCGATGAAGGAATTAGCTGCTATTGTTTTCCCGCTATAGTTAAACAGCTTAAATGTTTTTGTAGTCGCATCATAAGATAAGTAACCGGTAATATCTTGGTATCTTACGTGATAAGTCAATAGCATTCCATCGGGTATAGGTGAATAAGCCTGACCATTAAATTCTGGGGAAAATATTGACCTACTTGAGTCGTTATTCAAAGCAGCAACGATGGTTATAGACCCCCGGATTTGGCAAAGGGAATTCTTTTGGAGAAGATATATAATACCACCGGAGCAACTATTGGCATCAATGCCACTACCAACTGAATAAGATACGTTTTTTATATCATTCAAATTGCTATTTAGTCCATCAAACAAATCCTTTAAAGTCTTTCCATAACGAGCATCAAGGGCAAATCCTGCCTGCGTTGTAAGGCCATTATTTACTATGTTTGAGTTAGGAAATAACTTTGTCATTACTCTATCAGCTAATGCATCAACCAATGCCTGACTGATTACATTTGCGCCAGCCGGACCAAGTACTCCACTGGTATCCTTGCCTTCTATTTGTGATAGACTATCGGATCCAAAGCCACGAGCCAGATACTTCCAGTTTTCTCCTTCCTCCGGCTGGATTCCAGTTAAATTGTCTTTAAGTGCCGTCCATGTCGATCCTTCATAGTAAACTGAATTTCCGGTTACATATGTTGCGCTTGCATTATAGGTACCTTTATCCGCTATGCCTACAGTTCCTAAAATTCCCATTATATCATTCCTTTCTAATTTACAAAATCAAAAGACAGGACTTTATTTTCATCAAGAGAAAATACAATCCCCGAACCTTGTGTATCTTGAATCAGTTCCATTGTATCCCAATCTATATGAAATGTAGGAGCAACTACTGAGGAATATTGTGCGGCCCGGTCCGCTTCCTGTTTCGCCCGATTAGCAGCCGCTTTTGATTGTTCACTGTGATACTTGCTGTTATTACTGTTTTCACCTGGGCGAATTCCTTTATTTCCTACAGCCCAGCTTTCTGCAAGGTCTGCACTTCCTGCCGCCTGTTGCACTTGCTGCTTGCCATCCGCAAGTGTGTTCTGTGCTTCTCTGATAGCTCTTTCTGCTGTGTTTGTAGCTTCATTCGCCGTATTAATAGCTGTATTTGCAGTATTTAACGTCTGCGTTGCTTGTGCTGCTACTCCGTCTATTCTGGTTACCTGTTCGGCTACTTGCGTAAGTGCTTTCTCACCATCAGCATTCACTTTTTTCGCAAGTGATATCATGCTTCCCCTAACGTTTTCACCTTTTTCAGCATCTTGAAAATCCTTTATTTCCTTACTTATATCTGCCATGGCTTCACTTCCTTTCTGCATATAAAAAGAGTGAAGGCTCAACCCTCACTCTTAAAATTCAAAATATTTCGATGTGTTCGATATCAGAAAACCTGACAGTAATTATTACAGAATTGTCATTTGAGAAATCTGGCTCATTATTATAAATTTCGTTTGTCTCTTTATCCATTTTAACAAATCCACTCAACGCAAGCCAGGAGTCATTACCCTTTTCTTCGTGATTCTTATGACTACCAATAATATAATACTTCTCGTTCTTAAGATAAACCTTTAAGTTGGAACCATTATCAAGATCAAGTACGTCTCTCCATATATCTTCGTTTGGTGTCTTATGAAATAACTTCACCATAAGCTTTTTAAACCATACTCTCTGAAACAAAATAGAAAGAATACATATTATTACTATTCCAAGTAATATTGATATACCAGAATTAAGCATTGCCAAATCTGGCACACGCTTAAACCACTTTATTCTTAGCAATGATACCAAGGATAAAAGAATGTAGCTGAGTACGCAGCTTATAACTAATAAATATTTACCATCAATTTTCTTTGATGTTGTGAATTGAAATAAAATTATACAACAATATCCTGGTACCACATACTGTAGAATTAAAGGTAATTCTTTTATAACATTTAATATGTCATTTATGTCTATCACTCCTTTTTATCATTTTTTGTATTCTTTCCGGTCATATATGCAATGTCCTTATTCTTTGTTTCGCTTGATTGCACAGTGTATTGAACGGCACGTTCCTCCACGGCATTATTTAACTCTACATGTTTTTTGCCCTTATCAGTCATAATCATTTCCCCTTTGGTATTTTTTACCATTTATTATAATGCATATGATTATGGCAATCAATAGGGAAATTTAAAAGAGCAGGGCTTTCGCTCTGCTCTCTGGATCATATTATTTTATTTGTTGGCTACTGTCTCAATAACCGCCTGTCCATCTTTTACCCAAGCACCATCTGCCCCGACATAATATCCGTCTGGTGTGGTGGTGTCATGGAGCATGTAGCAATACTCATCGAAATAGTACCACCTCCCATTAGCAGGGTCATGAAACCATGTGTTTTGTAACGTATACCCATCTTCATCAAGATATATCCATGCCCCATCATATTGATGATACCACTCATTCTTTCTAGGGAGATATTCTTCATTCATCACTCCCCACCTGGGTCTTGTTTCATTTTCTCCTAATGGTCTCCGCTCTTCGGCAAAAGAAGTCATGTTCAAAGAAAAAATCATCATTGCCACAATAAAAAGCAAACGTTTCATTCTCATAGTTTTACCTCCGATTCTCTTTTTTACATGGTAACACAACATTTCACACTGTGCAACTCCCGGATAGATCAGTTTTATAGGTTTTCTATTTTATTATACAGAAAGTCAAGTGCACTAAACAATGTATAACCTTGCCACCAGTTACCTCCACGTAATTCACAATCCCCATTGATCTGCCTTGCATCAACAAATGGTGTTTCCAAATGATGGTCAGACAATATAGTAGTTCCTGATTGAGAACTCAAATTTATTGCCGCATATTTGCCGAAAGGACCTCCCTGTGATGTTTGGATAGCCACAGAACCATCGGTAGATCGTAGCAAATTACTTCCGTCTGCACTCACATAATAATCACCTAACTGCGCTCCGCCAGCATCAGCCCTGAGAACACCCGCGTAAATTGCTCCACCAGTAAAGATAGAACCCGATATTTGAGTTCCTGAAATAGTTCCCGTTAGCACATGAAGCCCGGTCTTATCCCAATATCCTATGGTTGCTCCTGATGCATTCTTTACAATGATAGAACCATCTTTACCAAGTCCAGTTCCGCCAAGTTCTAATGTTCCACCTCTGATTCGATCTGCTAACATGGTCCCCGTTGTGATAAAGTCTGCAACAAGATTTCCATCAATTGTCCAGGCATTCCGGTATGGTCCATTGATTCCAGTAGTAGAAAATCCAAATCCATTTTTATTGAACTGAATCACACTCCGGGCTGTCTCCTTATCTGGAGTATCCATAATAAGAATTCTCCATGGATGTATCTTTTCCCCGGAATCAGGATCGTATACATCAAGAACTACGTATCCACCTTTTCCGCCTGTGATGAGTTGTGTAGCGTTCTCAACCTTCCTGTTTATTTCATTACTTGCACTGGCCGCTACTGCATTGATTCTTGCTGTGATCTGCGCCTTTTCCTTTGCTGCCTGACCTGTAAATGTATCCAGTACCCTACCTAACACGATTTTATTTTTTGCCGGGTTTGCAAGCCCTGTGATCTTTTGTGACAGCAAAAACCGCTTATTTAATCCATGAGGTTTACTTATTATGTTAGTCCAGTATCCCAACTTTAGAGATTCAACCTCAACGCCTATTGTGCTTAAATCAACCGCGTTTAGTTCGATTGTCTCAGGTATTGTTACTGCTTCTTCAAGGTATGCTCTGGCCTTTGCAAGCAAGGCTTTAGGGTCCGTAACATCTTCAAATGATTGTGTCCCCCATATCCAACCATAGGCGGAAACCGCTGTTTCATCGTATATGTAATCCTTCCCACCATTCACGGAAGTGATATTTACAACGGAATCTGCTATCCCAGAATCATCACTTGTTATCGTGGCCCCGGTAGGGATCAATGCGGTAATCAGGGCGGTAGGTTCCACATGCTTTGTTAAGTCTAGAATGTTTTCTCCGAACCGTATTACCTGGTTGTTTACCCCGCCATAATCACTTACATAATCCAGATATTTTTTATCATTTGAATACCGTATTCTAAGATACCCACCATTTATATCGGTAAGCTGACTTAGCATTTCCGCCATTGTGGTAGAGTACTCGGAATTTGACCTTGTTATCTCCGTCCCGGCTATTGTTACATTTCCAACTTCAAACCGCTTTCTTTCCTCAACCTCGCTGTTGTGAGTATTAAGAAGCTGTACAAAGAAATTATACAGGCTTCCAGTATACTCATATGGACGCTGCACGCTGTCAAGCAGGAGTGCAAGCTCCCCCTCACAAGTTGCCCGGCCTGTATTATAGAAATCACTTTCGCTATCTATCATACGGCAGCAAAGTATTTTTTCTCCGTCCTTGTATATGAAAATCTCGCTTGCCATTGGAATAATTTTATCTTTGTTCGGGTGAAGTGGTGATATTGTAAATGTGAATGTCCCGTTCTTTCCCACTTGCTCCGAAAGTGTAGGATCAATAAGCTGTAATTCTCCACTATCATCCCGTGGCTCATGAAGTAGATATTCCGTTCCATTTGTTTTTACTGTCACTTTATACATTATAGAATCCCTCCCCTGTAATCAATAGAAATAATTCCGTTTCCGGTAAAGGTAAGAGTATTATCACCATCTAAAATTTCAATGTCATAGATTTTGTTATTTCCAGCAACAATATTATATGTTTTTCCATTGAATGTCACGGTCATGGCCGCATTTGAAATGATAAGCGGTACGATTGTCTTATCTCTTCCGGTAATTCTAACGGTTCGCGTTCCTTTCACTTCAAGATTTTTATAGTTTCTTATGATCCCGGTGCGGAAACTGAATGGGTCCCATAACCAATCATCAAGACCCCCGTACATTTCATACTTGTACGGGTCAGCACTAACAGTAATAACCATCGTCCCTAACATTTGCGCCCGCGCATAATCAGATACCGCAGCCCTTCCCTGGTAGTAGTACTCTCCGTCATCGTCAAAAACAATCTTGACCTGTTTTCCATGGAAAAGGCTTTGCACTCTGCTATACATTGTTGGCCAGGCATTCTTGCTTAACCCTCTGCCAAACTCCATTGTGATGATACGATTGTTGTACAGTGTACGGCCCACAAGGCTTTCCGTAAGGTCTATAATCCCATCAGCACCAGGAATGTCTAAGTTGTTTATTTTGGGTTCGGGGGGCTGTACGCAGTCGGTACGCGATAGCGCAAGCCCCAAATCTTTTAGCATGTGGGTATCATTTATTTTTACACTTTTAAAAATACTACTCATTTACCCATTCCTCCCGTTGGTGTCCTTAAAATTCGTAAGACCTGAATTAATGTTAGGAAGCATTTTCCCAACAAGTGCACCATCATCAAGGACAATGTTCGTGCCTCCACTCATGCCAGGAAGATAATAGCCAAGCAATCCCTCTATCTTCGTCAAATCGGTACTGCCTGCACCAGAAGCATCACCGTTAAGCATGTAAGACATATTTCCTGTAAGCCCTTTTAGCTGATCCGTTATTTTCCAAGCGTTGTCTTTAATTCCTTTTGCTAATCCCGAAACCATATCCGGCATCCACTTTTCATATTCTCTAAGCGGTCCAACGTCTGGGCGCGAGAAGTGAATGTAAGAAGTAATGTTTTCCGCAACACCCTTTATCGCTTTGGTTACGGCTCCAACTTTTGATTTTATACCATCTACAAGGCCATCTATCATATCTGCGCCCCATTGCACCGCCTGCCCCGGAAGGCTTGTAAGTTGGGTTTTGATAGCATCAATTATACTAATTACATTGGATATGACACCGCCCTTTCCTGCACTTATTCCATTTGCAAAACCAGAATCAAAATCTTGCCCTATGCTGTCCATAACACGTGAAGGAGAATGGCTATCCAATTCCGTCCTAGTTGCTTCCACGCTTGCCGCTGCAATTCCTGCTGCCATGGAAATGACATTTCCCTTCCCGGCTAATATTCCCTGCGCAACTCCTGCCGCAAAATCATTTCCAACCTTTGTTGCTTCCTTTGCAGATTCAGCAGATTTCGAAACCGCTTCGCTTACAATACCCGGAAGCCTATTAAGTTCTAATTCGCTTTTTTCTACCAGCTGTTTCATCTGGTCTACCTGTGCTTGTGTGATTCCGGGTGCCCCTTCATCTACAGCCTTTTTCATTTCAGCATATTTTTCGGTATATGTCTGAACTTGACGTTCAAGCGATTCTTTCGTTGCTGTTTCAGCAGTTTGGAATTGGTTTGCAGTCCGTGTTATAGCGTCTTCTATGGCTTGTTGATCGCCTGAGATAATCGCGGAACTTAGCCCCTCATAATTTGATATGGTTGTATTGTATCCGATATAAGCATTTTCTGCGTCTGAAAGTGTTTGTTTCAGTTCTCCTAATTTTGTGGAATATCCATTTACTGTTTCCTTCGCCGCTTCAAATTTTCTCATGTCATAAAATGGATTGTCGTTTATGGCTTCCGCTTCTTTGCGCAGTTCTTTTTGTGCTTCTGTAAGCTTCTTTGTGGTATCTTCTACATCTGCCTGTGCTTGTTTGTACGCCATAAAAGCATCTGTTTGATTTTTGATAGCTTCCGCGTATCCTTGCTGACTTGCATCAAGTAATGCATTGGCCTGTTTTTTTCGTATCAGGTTGTCAATCTCTCCTGCCATATCCTTATAATTTTGGATCTGGTTATCAGTCATTCCAATCTCAATACCAAGTGCCTTTGACAATTCCCCGGTTATGAATTCCGCCCTGCTTTCATACCCTGCAATGACATTCCCGTTTTCATCCGTTATGCTTTGAAGTTCCTTAAATAAGTCACTTTCGTGCTGTGCTTCCGCTTGCGCTGATTCAGTCGCATTCCTTCTCTGTTCATCCATCTGCTGGTAAGAGGAATACAGATCGTCAACCGTTTCTTTATTTTTTATCTCCTGTTCGTTTAACGCCTCTGCTTCTGCCCGGTAGTTTTTTGTGCTTCCTTTTACTTTAATCAAAATCAAAGATAATGCCGCGACCGCTGCAACTGTTAAAAGAATCGGCCCTCCTGCTGCTGAAAGTAGAGATAGCATAGTTCCTAGAGTGGATATAACCTTCATCAAGGCGCCTATACCAGTTGAAACCTTCCCGATAATGATAAGCAATGGACCAATTGCAGCAACTACAAGCCCGACTTTTACAACAGTCTCTTTCTGGGATGTACTTAAATTGTTGAACCAATCAACAAGCCCTTGAACTCGTTTTACAAGTTCTCGAATCTTAGGCATTAATGTATCACCAATACTTATTGCAAGTTCTTCTAGCTGACTTTTCAAAATAGTCAATTGACCTTTCAAATTGTCCTGCATAGTATCCGCCATCTTTTGAGTGCTTCCGTCACACTCATCAACGGCCTTTGTCAGCTTCTTATAATCTGATTCAGAGGCATTTATGATTGCAAGCATACCGGACATGGCTTCTTTTCCGAACAGTGTAGCCGCCGCCTCTGCCTGTTCTGCTTCTGTTAAACCATCAATGGCTTTCGTGCCAACCATTAAGGCTATGTTTTGTTTTTGCTGTTCTGTAAGCTTTTGCTTCTTTATATTTATTCCGAGATTATCCTGAACCAACTTTTTATACTCGGCCTCAGACATATCTTTTATCTTTTCTGTTCCTGCATACATAGCCGTTGTAAAATACTTTTGCTCTTCTGTAAGCCCTTTTAATGTGCTTCCAAGGCCATCAGCTTCCATTTGCTGCTCGTATAAAGCTAATCTTTGATCTCTAATTTCAGGCGTAGAGACTGCAAATGCGGAACGAAGCATTTCCGTTGTCTCTTTCAATGACTTCATGCTTCCATCATCATTGGTTATTTCTATACCAAGTTCGTCCATAACACCAATCATGCTATCAGTTGGCTTTACCATGTTTGTAATGGCTGCTCTTAACTGAGTTCCGGCTTGTGATGCCTTAATACCACTGTTAGCCATTAAACCAATTGCTACGGCTGTATCTTCTGCGGAATATTTAAGTGATCCAGCTAGTGGAGCAACATACTTAAATGTTTCACCCATCATGGAAACGTTCGTATTAGAGTTTGACGATGCCGCTGCCAATATGTCAGCAAAATGGGCAGAATCTTTTGCAGTTAGTCCAAATGCTGTTAATGCATCAGTGACGATATCACTTGTAAGTGCCAGTTCCTCACCGCTGGCTGCAGCAAGGTTCATGATACCTTCGATACCATCGAGCATATCTTCCGTTTTCCAGCCTGCCATTGCCATGTACTGGAAAGCATCGGCCGCTTCCGATGCGCTGAATTTTGTTTTCTCTCCCATTTCACGGGCTTTATCTCTGAGTTTATCAAACTCATCACCAGTAGCCCCGCTGATTGCAGCTACCTTAGACATGGCTTCGTCAAAATCCGCTGTCACTTTAATTGCCGCAACCCCAATTCCAGCTACCGCAGCGGTTGCCGGAAGCATCTTTTCGCCTGCACCAGATATCTTATCGCCCACTTCCTTGAATTTGTCTCCTGCGATTCCAATCTGTTGCAAGGTTACATTTGCATTTGCTGCCTGCTTTTCTAACGACTTAAGCTGCTCGGAAGTTTCTATGATCTCTCGTTTCAGAGCATCATACTGTTGCTCACTTATCTTACCTTCTGCAAACTGCTGTTGCGCTTGCTGTTCGGAATTTTTAAGTGTATCAATTTTATTCTTTGTATCCCCTACTGCCTGTGATAATAATTTCTGTTTTTGGCTTAACAGTTCTATATTTGAAGGATCAAGTTTAAGGAGGCGTTCCACGTCTTTAAGCTGTGACTGAGTGTTTCTAATCTCCTTGTTTACTCCGCTTAATGCTTTGCTTAAACCAGTGGTATCACCACCAATCTCAATTGTTATACCTTTGATCCGGTCAGCCAAATTTCCACCTCCTTAAAACTTATTAAAATCTTCTTGCATTGCCATAGCAGGGTAATTTTCATTGTCGTTCATACTCTCGGTGTACATATCCATGATAAGGCCAATGGTGAGAAGGTCCATATCCTGGATAGATACACCTAACTGTACCGCTCGCAATAAAAAAAGCTGGGTTGTCATTTCCCGGCTACTTGGTCTAGCTTTTTTTTTGATTCTGATTCCGTATGTACATTGAGATTCCATAATTCAAGAATCTGCGGAAGTACTTCATAAATAGAAAATGTATTAAACTGATCCAGCCATTCCTCCGGTGTATCCGACTGCTTTGGATCAGCATGTTTTGCCATAATGTATGCTACGTTTTCGAACATTTCTAAATCTTCAATCGGAATTTCACTTGATTCTTCATCACTTTCCTCAATTGACTTTTCCAGTTTTAAAAGATCCTTGAAAATGTCGCGTCTAAACTGTGCCCGGTACAACCTTGGAATGGTTGCAGATGTTCGAAACGGTACCATTTTCCCATCAATTTCAATCTCTTTTTTTAACATGAATTATCCCTCCGTGGTTCCACCGTTTGCCTCAGCTTCATATACTTTAGAATACCAACCGTCATATACTGCGGATACCGTTTCGTTTCCGGTTTTTGCTTTTACTCTTCCGTCAGATAACGACGTGGCGGAAACTTTAAGGGTTTCCGTTACCGGATCAATTGCGGTTTCTTTTGTCTGCGATTCAAGGGAAGGTCTTGTAGCTGCACAATTATAGAGAACATGGCGAATCGCCTTTTCGTCACCAGAAAATTCAAATAGCAAAGCAAAAGCCTCTCCATGTGCTTCCGAATTTTCCACAAGTACCTTATTATCGTCCAGGGTTTCCCCTAAAATATCCGTGCGAAAGCTTTCAGGAACGAGCGCAATCTCCAAATCTCCCTCGTATCCATTATTTGCAGCTGATTTGTAATAAACAATACCATCTGCATAAAACGGTGAAATATCGCCCTGGGCATCAAGTGAAATGCTCACTGATCCCGGAATTGGCACCGGTTTGGCAAACGTAACTTTGCCATCTTCTCCAACTGTCATTTTTGCATAATGTGTATTTTTTAAATTGTATTTAACTTTATTCATTGATTAATACCTCCATTTCGTATAGAACCTCAAACATGTTTTCTGATTCAAGGAACATTTCCGTTTTCTCATAAAAAAAACCATGCTTTTTCAGCACAGTTTCAACAGCTTTTTCCGCTGCAAGATTCTTATTCTCTGTGTACAACTCAATATCGAGCTGGTTTACGTCCTGGTATACGGTTCCATCGGCTGAAAAGTTATTAGTGCCAGGATACAGATATACGATGTATGGTTTTCCAGGCTCCTGGCCTTCTGCAAAGTGATGATAAGCAACCGGAAACCCAATGCTTTTTATCATCTGTGAAACTTCTACTTCTTTCATCGTGACAACCTCGCTTTCAAGCCTTTTTCATAGTCTCGTATTGCCTTTTGTTCTGCAGGACCGATATGCGGCTTACCTTCCACCCTTCCCCCTCCGCGTTTTGCGTGGCCTTTTTCAAGCAAGTGGGTAAGTCCAGGCTTCTTCCTGTTATAAATGACAATATCAAGGGAATTTATTTTCTCTGCCACGACTTTAGAGGCCCAGCCATTTTTATAATGACCTTTTTTGCTGCCTTTCCCCTCCGGTGAAGTTTGTTTTAATTCCTTAACAGCTTCTTTTGCGATCTCCTTTGCTTCTGCTTTCATATCGGAATTTACATCGGCGGCGTATTCTTCCATCAATGATGATATTTCATCAGCCAAAGAATCAATGCTTATACTTGCCATTTCCTCACTCCTTTAACTCTGCCCGTATCTTTATCGTTTCATTTTTATACTGCACATTATCAATAGAAACGATATTAAACTCATTTCCGCGGTGCATAAGGCGATACATTTTAGTGTTCATGGCCCCAAGTAAAGGGTGATATCGCAGGATAAACATAACGGTTTTTTCAGCTTGCATTTGAGCCGCTTCCCAATATTCTGATCCAGAAAGATTATTCATGTAGGCATATCCCTTATAATATTCAGTCCAGCCTTGAATTTGATTTCCTATTTCGTCTTCCGTATAACCGCTTTTTTCAATAGTTATAGGTTCCCTATAAGCTCCTGCATTCATTCAACCACCGCCTTATAACAGATTCATACAATGCATACCAAGTATTGTATCAACTACACGGTTTGAATTAATATAACCTTTACTTCCTTGATTAATATACATCTGCCTGTTATCATACATATCTGATATAAGCACAAGAACGGCTATAGTGATATCTTCGTGTGAATCAATTTCATCATCATCAAGCCCTGTATATGCCTTTACATACTCAATAGCAGATTTTTGCAGGATAGGTATAAGCGCATTATCATCAGGTGTCAAATACGACTTATCTATCCGAATCTGACGACAGATATCATCAATCTTTATTTCGCTTACCTTCATTGTTTTTCACATTCCTTTTTGGTGCGTCCGGTTCAATATACCCTGCTCTGGTGAGGTCATTAAGAATATAATCATCTTTTATTTCCCTGACCTCACCTTCGTACATGGATACAGCACCGGAAAATGTTTTCAGTGCTTTTACCTTCATATTACCTCACTTTATGATTTCGCCATTTCAAGCTTTGCGATCTTCTGCGCATTCTCAACCTTTGAATCAATTTCGATCCAGCCGACAACTCCAATGGCGTGCTGAGTTGCGAATTTCTCGCGCAGCACCTGGATATTCACTTCCTCTGACAGTTTCACGGCCAGCCCGGTCATATCCCCATAAAATACGGCGGTTTTTCCTGCTGCCATTTCTGAAATGCTGTCAGTGGTATAAACATCTTTTCCAAATAAGGTATAGCCCCATCTGGCTGTGGCATCCTGATTCAGTATGTAATCACCCTGGCTGTTTTTAAACTTTCTGATAGCAGTACGGGTTTTTTTGTTCATAATCCAAACTGCCCCGGCCTGATACTGATCCAGTACTGTTTCCTGTGTGTCAATCAATTCATCAAGGGTAATTGCTGTTGCTGCTGCTGCGGTTACTTTCTGAGTTACTCCCCTTAAACCCTCAATTTTGTTATCTGTTCCGTTAATTAACTCCTTTTCAATCCACTTGGAAATGTCCTCTGCCATCTGAGAAACCACAAAGGAAGTAATGTCAAACTGTGAATTGTTTACCAGAGATACAGAAATTTTCGATAATACTCCAGCCAAAAATCCGGTTAGTTCCATGCTTGTGAATTTTCCAGAAGTAGATTCCAGCTCGGTAAACTCAGAAGCATAAGCCATTGTAATTTTCTGTGTATCTTCATCATAGTACGGAATAGAAAGAGTGCCTTTGATATTGTACCGTGTAGCCATCTGGTAAATAGGACAGATATCATACACTTTCTTGATGATTTTATTTGCAATTGTAGCGGGAATGGTTGCAGTACCATCGGCTACTGTCATATTAACATCAGCTCTGTTTTCAGAAATCACGCCACGGATATAATCAGCAAATACAGCTTCTTCCTGCGCTGCTCTTTCCTCTGTATCGTCTTTCTTTCCGCCAACTGGCGTTTTCTTTTCAAGGCCACTTGCCGTTTCCACCCTTTTAATGGTATCTTCCAGGCTTCTGACTTCTGTTTCCAGTTTATCAAAGGCCGTCTTTTCATCTTCTGCCATTTCTGAACGGTTCTCCGTGTCCATTTTGGAAAGAATGCCGTTCATTTCCTCGATTTTAGCGTTCTTTTTCTCAATTAATTCCTTTAATTTCATGGTTTTTCCTCGCTTTCATTCATAAAAATAAGCCGACTATCTGCCGACTTTTAACTTGTTTATTCTGTTTTTGTACTGTGACAAATCACCTTTGGTTTCTTTCGGTGTTTCAACCATTTCTTTAACTTCCATTTCCCCGGATTCTCTTAATTCTATTTCGCTTTCGTTTTCTTCGTCTGCTCTAAGTTCTATTGTCGTGGCTGAATATGCCGGGTTTTTATTCATCAATAATCCGATGTGTTCTAGCTCAAAACTTTTCACATGTCTTATTGGTAGTTGGTTCGCCCTTTCCTCGATCTGGTCCTTGACTTTCTTCATCCCAAAAGACCAACCTTTTAACCTCTTTGCATTCTGCACGACTTCCGGGTCTGTGATAACTCCGCTAGCTTTTAGCCCTATTGTGTCTTCTCTCAATTCAAGCGAGCCATCTTTTGTTTGAGCCACAACACGGTCAGGATTATGGTCGAGCCATACTTCAACGTTTGAAGTCCTGCTCAAAGCCGTTTGAAACGCCCTTTCTTCGATGGTTTCGATTACTCGCTGCCTGTTTGGAGTGATTACAGGCTTACTCATTTTCCCTGTTACATTTACATATCCATCAAAATGGATTCCATCGGCTCTAATTTCAACATTCATTTACTCACCGCCTTTCGATTTTGTCATGTCTACTGTTTCCACTGCTGCAGCCTGTTGTAACTTTTCCATATTTCGGGTCATTCCGGTATTTGGTGTATATACTTCCTTTGTTATAGGATTATAAAGTACGCTGTCAAGACCAAGCTTTATAAAGTTAAGGTCTAAAGGCTTCATATCTTCCATGTATCGAGCTTCATCAGGCTGTATGAAGTTAGCATCAATGCCAATTTTGTAAGCCTCATACCGCGTCTTAATATCTCCCTTTGTCATTTCCTTTGTATCAATGGAAAAATAATAGGAATCCTTTTCAGATTCCAGTAGCCAATCTCTATCTAAACTGCATTGAATATCTGCAATGACAGGCATACAAGCCATTGTAAAACCATATATATAGTCTTTTTCTGATGCCGTTCCCTCAATAATACTTGGTGGAATATTAAATAATTTGCAAAGCTCCTTTGCATTAGTTTTTTTACGTTCATCAAGCTGCATTTCTACCGATGTGTTGGAAGATTCCTTAAAATCCATTCCTTCATTAAGCACAACCACACTTTTAGTATTGTTTGAGTAAAGGTTTTCCCAGGCGTCCCTTACTTGTGCTATGGCTTCCGCAGATAAAGGCTTATTGCTTGTTAGAAATCCCTTTTTATTTCCACCCTTTTTTACAAGTACTTCCTCAAAGGCCAGAGTGCTATAAGCAACGCTTAAAATCATATTGCTTTCTTCGGTAATTGGTACGCTCTTGCATCCGTCCCTGGTTTTTCTCAACAGTTTGAAAAACTCAAACGGGTAATAAGTTTTTCCATTCACCAAGATATCATAGCTTTTGAAAATTGGATCTATATTTTTGTTAATACTGACGCTTTCAGATTCAACGTAATGGATGCTTTCAATCCGGTTCAAATGCTTATTTATGTATGCGTACGCTCCTTTGTCCAGAAAATAATCCCTTAACATAGCTTTCCAGAACTGAACCGCAGTTAATGTATCCCCGGTATCATCATTTAGAAGTCTAAGTCTGTAATCGTCTTTTATCTCGGTAACTTCCCCGTTCTGCTCGCGATATAATTTAATCGGAAGCATGGAAATAGTATTTGCTATGTATTCAATGCACGAATTTACCGTAGGGATATTTAATGCGGTGGTTTTGTCAATTGTTGTGGTTCCAATCAACATACTTAAAAATACCGGATCAACAGGCGGTGTCAGCGTAGCTTCGGCTCTTTTCTCAACTTCCGGTTTTGATTCCTCCGTAATTTCTGGCTTTCTCTTAAACCAGCTCATTTTCTCACCTTCTTTCTAAATGACCTGTACTACAATTTCACTACCAAACAAAATATCTTGCTGTAACAGATATACTGAGTTTATGGTACTTACAACGGCATCAACTTTTCCATTTGACTTTTTCTTGTTTACATATCTATTCATGTTGGTATCATAGGTGCATTTGGCATTTTCAAAATTCGTTTCTAGCAATCTGTTTTCCTCATAATGCCACTCTTTATTTGCTATTTTTTCAGCAAGTAATTTTGTCGGAGGGTGAAGCGTATCTGAATGCTGTCTTATCTCAATTACGGTATATTTCTTTCCCCATTTTTGAGCACTTGACAAAGCATTGTATCTGTCATATCCAATAGCTTTTATAATCACTCCGAATCTTTCTTCAATAGAAAATACATATTCCTCCACAACATCATAATCTATTGTCATGTCGCCGCAGGAAATACAGTTACCGGAGGCAATAGCTGCTCTATAATCAAATTTTTCAAATTCTGTCTTTTCATCAATACGACCTTCTGGAATGAAAGTCATTGTTTTACTCAGTATCTCACCATAGTTTTCCGCAGACATTGTGACTGAACAGTTATCATTCGTCATTGATAAGTCAACAGCAACGTATACTTCGCGACCTGACCATTTAATCTTTTCTGACTTGCATGCCTTAACCTCGTCTATTGGTACATAAGTTTCCGTACCTGCTCCCTGGTAGGCGATATTACAATGCTTTGTTAAGAAGTTTTCTCTGAGCTTTTCACGGTTTATCGCTCCGTTTCTCTTTCTTAATAGTTCTTCCCACACAGTTTTCAATTCAAGTGCAAGTGGGTTTCCATGCGCCATAACATCATTGTCAGTAGCCCAATCTTTCTTATTATCCGGCTCATAAAGTAATGCAAACACTGTTTCATCATCTATAAGGCCGTCCAATATCTTTTTGGCGTTATCTACCTCATCTTCTAGTGGGTTATCTGCGGTTGGATATTTAGTTGAGATAATGAATCCTAGTTTGTTTTTAACAAGAAGCTGCCCGGATCGCATGGATTCAATCGCATAGGATGTCGGGAGTGCGCCTACTTCATCAGCAATAAAAACAGACGGCTCTTTACCGTCCATTCTGCTTGTTGAATAATTCAAAGGCGTGTACTTTGTTTTTGTTGGATTGTGAAGTATGTAATCTCTTAAAACCTTGAACTCATTTTCTTCGAACATCTCTATATTCGTTGCTATAATAGGTTCTAATGCCTCTTTAATTTCTCTTGCAAGTGATCCGTCAGGTGCAACCGAAAAGAATCTTGAATATGCCGGTTCCAAATAGAAAAGCAAAATAAATAGAACAGCGACAACAAATGTTTTACCATTCTTTCTGCAAATCTCTAATAATGCGGTCTGATAACGCCTTAATCTTGTATCTTCCCGGTATACCGTACATAATACCGCCGTGATAAGTACCCATTGATATCCAGCGAGGGAGTTATATATTGATTTACCCGCCTTTGGCCCCTTTGCCATCTTTAAGGCTTTTAAAATCTTATATATTTTCCCCAACAGCTTTTCATTTATGATATACTTCTCATTTTTGCCTTCAAATGTGTTTATAAAATCGGCGCATTGCAATATTACATATTTAGGTGCTTTTATTTCTCCTTTGCATACTCCCTCAGCGTATGCAACTGCCGGGTGATTAATCGTTTTCTTCGTCGTCCTCATTTATAATGTCCATGAGTGTCTTTTTCTTTTCACTCGGATTCACCTTCGCAATGGACAGCTTAGCACGGCTCTGAGGGGATAAGCATAGTTCATTGCAGCATCTAAAATATTCTTTTGATGCCTCAGACCTTGCCTGCCGGAAAGCGTTTGTCAAAAGCAATTCCGGTTTTTCGTTTGCCTGTCTGTCAAAATCCTGAATACGGTCAACAGCAATAGCCGTCTGTGCGAGTATGAATAGATCGAGGTTCCCAAGGATATTTGCTTCCTTAAGCTCTACCATTACGTAGTTAAAAATGTCCATCTGGCTCACAGTAAGATATATCGGAGGAACCAGTTTGTCGTTTTTTCCTCTGAGTTTATCTTCAAGTTCAATTCGCTTTACTTCCTCTTCCTTCGTGATCGTACCTGATTTTACTTTTGCTGATTTTGCTGGCCTTGCCATTTTTATCACCTTCCTTTGAGCCTGAATTTTCATTTCTAAGATATTGTGTATTTAGATGTGGGGCGTCGGTGTCCAAGCGTTTTAAATTTCTAGCACCCTTATCCCCGGGGGGATACCCCTCTAAAATATTCCTTACCATCAGCATAATAGACAACTTCATCCTTCTCGCTCCCCACATCTATACCAATGTAACATTTTCCGTATGGCATCGTATATCCTCCACACTCAGGGCATCTGTGCCCATCTGCTTTATCTGCTTCGTATACTGACATAAGGCTGCATTGCAAGCATTTAATCATTATTCCTTTCACAATGTAACCTCCTCATTGCTTCACAAACAATGTATTCCGTCTGCTCGTTAAGCAGTTTACCAAACAGTTCCCACTGCTTTATTATTAAATCATTCATACCCTCTTCATGTTCTCTCACTACGATAGTGCAAGTGTTTATAGCTTTCGTTGTCCCACCGCATGTAGGGCAGCATGTTTTATCTGATATAGTTTCTTCAAAAGGAATAAGCCTATGACATTCAGAGCATTCCATCATCACGCCTTTTATTTGTTTTATTTTCATTCCACAACCTCCCAATCATCTGCCATCAGGTCATCAGTCGTTGGATTCCAGAATCGTGGTTCATTAGATTTTTTACATATCGCAATTGGTTCTGTAAGTAAGTATTCAATTCCGCTTTCTCTCCATGATTCTCTTCCTATAGTGGCATTCTTGCTGATCGCTTCTTTAACAGCTTCATGTATAAACATTGCTTATTCCTCCTGTTCATCTATAATCATCTTAATCTCTTTATACGGTATCTCTCCAACCTCAGCCATCTTATGGTGCATTGAACACATGGTCAGTAAGTTATCATCATCAAGTCTCTTGCTGAAATCAGTTTCCATAGGCACAGCATGATGTACTGATAAATCTTCATAGTTGTACTGGCGATCTGTGCCGTACAGATTCCTTATACAAATCTGGCATAGGTTTAAGTCTCTGCGCCGTATCTGCTCCCTTTTCTCCCTCCATTTACGTGAGCTTCTGAATCGATCTATGTATGTGATCTTCTTCTGCTTCTGCGGCCTTTTACCACAATTGTATTTAGTATCATGAATGCGACCACAATAGCTGCATGATTTTAACATTCTATCAACTTCTTTCTAAACAAAAGAAAAACACCCATCGAGTTACACAAGACAGGTGTTTTTCTATAAGGAGGATAATTATGAGTGAACGAACCGCGCACCCGGATTCGAACCAGGGTTTCCAGTCAGGGGGATTACTGTTGTTCTGCCGCTGAACTATGCGCCGATTGAATCGTAACACTCGGATTCGAACCGAGAACCTACCGGATATAAGCCGGGCGCTCTAACCGTTGAGCTATGTTACACTATGCCGGAATCAGACCGGCATGCCCTTATGTGTAAAACCTTTAAGGGGAATTTGTGTTTGCAGTATATGCGCTGCACTGCATGATACCAAGTGAACATAAGGGGAGTGTATGTTTTCACTGGTTCCAGTTTACATTATATAATAATCAATCAGGACATGTGGGACATTCGGGACAATCTTTATTTATCCTGTTCCATGAAGCGCTGATATTCTTTTTTTACACTCTCTCCTGTGGCTTTGCGTCCAAGTTTGGCAGCAACATCTTCCCACGTTTCACATTCGAACAGCTTATACTTTATAATGCGCTGCATTCTCGCCGGAATCCGGTTGATGTACATTTCAACCTTTCTTCTAGTTTCTCCTGTTGTCCTGGCTCTCTCTGCAAGTATATCCTCATCTTGCCTTAGTTTGGAATCATCTTCTGGCGAATACACAATCCCTGCAATATGAAAGTTCTTAGCTGCATAGGGAAACTCCTGCATGGACCCCTTTACGGAATCCTGCAGCACAGTACCCTTCCGCCTCTGGAGCCTTGCAATCTCCTTCACAGTCTCGTCATATAGTTCCTTGGCATCTATGTAATCATTCAGCGCTGCAATGATCTCAGCCTTTTCCATGCACTTTCCTCCCTCCTACAGCCAGTAGCATTTTCGTTGTAAAATCCCAGTCCAGGGCTAATCCATTGCTAATATAGCTCTTTTCACGTGGCTCCTTATTCTGTATTCCTTCTTGAAATCCTTCTTGTGGTGAAAAGTTATATCTCCCTTGGTACTTCCAATTGTTTTTTGCATATGCCGAAACATGTTTCTGGGGAATCCCTAGTTCTTCTTCTGCCTCTGCAGCGGTATAACTCCCTATCTTTTCGCCATCATCGTAGACAGCGTAAATCTTTCTTTTTGACATTGTTAACCCTCCTGTCCTATAATAGCCTCAATTTCCTTTTCGATATTATCCAAGGCCTTCCATGCACACTGTTCTTCCGCCTTTTTCTTCTGGTCATGTGTCATCACCATAGAATCACTGTGATTTTGTTTATGTATTGCTATCGCTGCCCGGATCTGGCTGATCTGGTTCTCCGCCCTTTCTGCTTCCGCAGCACGCATACTGAAATATTCCCGGTCATGTTCCATCTTCATTTCTGCCGCTGTCATGGTCATTCCCTCCTTTGTTTAATACTTCTAACATAATGAGGTATAATCCAGCTACAACTAATATCCCAAACCCTAACTCTGGTATTGCTAATCCAATTGTGCCGGCCAATATAGCCGACATTGCAGCTACATAAAGTACTGCTACTTTCATAACTGTTGTTGCCGCTTTTATAATTATCTCTTTCATTAATCGCTTTCCTCCATACCGGTCTGTACATGGATTGCCAAACACCCTAAATCAGAACTCAATTCTTCAAGCTGATCATCTTCCGTCCATACTGTTAATTCAACCTGTGACGCTCCACAATAAGGGCATTTCGGTTTATTCGTCTCTCGCCCTTTCAGCGATTCTTCTCCTACAATAAACTGTTTCTCACAGCACATACATTCATATTTCTCGTGGTTGTCGATATAGAAACCATCAACCCAATCATCTGATCTATACATATATCCTCCTTATGCTCCAATGCTCATATATCTGTTATGTACCTGCCTCAAATGCTCACCGTTGGCTGCCGCATAGAATCCAAGTGTTGTTGATGCGTCCTTGTGTCCAAGTATCTGCTGAATGTCCTCTATGGCACAATCTTTGATTCTAAGAGTGGTTGCCATGGTTTTGCGGAAGAGGTGAGGATATACTCTCCGCTTTAATCCGGCCTTCTCACCGATCTGCTTGATAACCAACCTTAACCCGTCCTCATTTACTGCATTGTGTGGAGCCCTTACCCGTGCAAACAATGCCTCGCTGTTGTCGCTCCTGGAGGTCAGATACTTCTCCAGGTGGACCTTGGCAACATCGTTTAGGTACACTGTCCGATAATCTGAGGTCTTATGAGCATATATCACGATCTCACCAGTGCTCCAGTCAATGTCCTGCTTGCGGATCTGCGGAACCTCTCCAATTCTCACACCTGTGCTGAGTAAGAACTCCATCAAGGCCCGCTCTCTTGGATTTGTACATGCTACTCTCAGCCTCTCAATCTCCACACCTTTTAGGTAATCAATAGGTGGTTTACGTTCTTTCTTAACTGGTACAGCTTCAACCGGGTTAGTATTTATAACCCCATGCTTACGGAACCATGTGAATACTGCTGAAAGAAAGCGTCTCTCGTTGTTTACGGTCCTGATTGAATTACCCTTTCCAGCATACATGTCCAGGTAATACTTGATATCCACTGCTGTGATATGACGAATGTTCTTGTCAGTGACGCAGAGCATATTTTTCATAGCTCCCATGTAAGCCCTAACAGTCTTTTCGCTCAGCCCGTCTTTCTTGACGTTCATTTCATAGACCTGCAGCAAGTAGATATTATCGTCCATTTCCGTGGATAACTCTGTCTCTTTCTTCGTGACCTCCACATAATACAATGCCTTAATGATTACTGTTTCCAGTATCCTCAATGTCTCAGTATTGATATGTGGTTCCATCTGCATTAAGATTTCATTAATAATCCTCTCTTTCATTTTCTTTCCCCCTTTGTAAAAGCTGTACCTATAGTTTCATTGTTTCTACTCTTGAAAATCTTCGTTTACCCGTGTAACTCTATGCCAGCTATTGCCTTGAATATAGGGTAAAACTGCGGTGGTACAACCATATTCCCTAATGCTTTAATTCTGTCCACGCAGTCGGGAGCCCCATTAAAATTTCGCAGTAACTTGGGTTCAAATACATTGGATCGTTCGGTCCATTTCTCAATGCCTCTGCCGTAAAACTCCCGTGATAATCTGGACTTCCTTTGAATCTGCTTTTCGATGTGCCTTTCCACATGCTTGCTGTTGGAGTGGGCAACAATTGCAATCCGTTCTCTGGAATGTATCGCTCCGACGTCGGCAGCTCTATAACAACACCACCCAACATCATACCCCATGTCGGCAAAATCCCTGAGTATTCCTCGAAAGAACCGTCCAGATTCACTTGATAGGAGTCCCCGTACATTTTCAGCCACAACCCATCTTGGCTTAATCTCGCTAACGACACGCCTATACTCCGGCCATAGATCACGTTCATCACTAGACGCTTTACGCAATCCAGCAGCCGAATGTGGCTGGCACGGGAAGCCCCCTGATATAACGGTAAGTTCTCCCGACTTGATTCCTGTTCTTCGAATAAATTCATCTGCGTGCAATTCACGTATATCTCTCCACCTTTCTACATCAGGCCAGTGCTTTTCTAATACCTTTGTCGGATAATCGGCCCATTCACACTGACCCACACTCATAAATCCAGCCCATTCAGCTGCCAGATCAAGGCCACCAATACCAGAAAAGAGAGATAGATGTGTAAGCTGCCTGTTTCCGGTGTAATCGGTCATTTCCATCTGACCATCACACTTATAATTTTCAAATACTTCTAATCCCATTTTTGAAAGGAGCCAGGTACCTTATCGTCCGGACGGCTCCAGCCTCCTTTCTTTACACCATTTTCCCGATGCCGGGGATATGGTTAATCATGCAAATCTCAGTTTACTGGATCTCATATTCTGCCGATTCAGCACCTTCGCATCTCTCCACAACTTTCTTTCCTATCTCTCCCAAGGCTCCAAAAATATCATCCGGGTGACTCCAGCTATCAGCCATGTCATACAATTCGTCAGCAATGGCCTCTCCCTCTTCTTCATCTTCCACTTCTATGGTAACACTATTAATTCTGGAAACTCTTTCTTCATAGTCAATTGTAAATTTCATTTTTCCCCTTTCTCCCGTTGCTCCGGGAAATCCTAAATATGTTTATTTGCTTCGCTTTTAGATTTATAGAAATTTTTTACACTCCATGTTTGCCCATCTGGTCCCTGAACCTTAATATATCCCGTACATGGAAAACCTGCGAAAGAAGCATCAAGGCTAATCACTATTGCTTTTTTTATTTTGCTGCAGGTTATAAAATATACCGTACTGCCAATAGGCGGAGGTTGATTTAAACATTCAAATAAATTAATTTGTCCTTCCATTTACTCTCCTAAATACTAATTTTTTTGAATATCTTTTCCCCATGTTAATATCTGACATGCTATTGTACAGTCCTCAAAAACTTCCATATCCATATTCCCCCGGTCCAGTTCCAATTCATCTAAATACAGACCATTTATGCAACTACGCCCAAATTCCCGTTCTTGCTTCGCCCGGCGTTCAAACACCTCAGGAAAATCAATTCTGATTTTGTTCCAGTACCCCATGCCACCTTTAACGCAGCCAAGGCAGTTATTATTGGGGTATCCCAGGTCATACATGACGGGACGTTTCAGCCCAAGTTTATATGCTATTCCGTGGCATTCTGCTTTTGTTAATCCATGTTCAATCAGCGGAAATTCATGGTCATAATCGGTAAGTGCCTCCTGTACGGCCTCTGCCCTGCGTATTTCGTTTACATCATATCCCCATATGTAAGTGTGGTGATCAGGATTCTCTTTCTCCCAATCTTTTCTCACTTGCTTCTTAAGCCATCTTGTACAGGGTGCTCCAAAAGGAGTATTAAAGGTTTTTGTCTTCTCAATAATTTCATCTACCCCTGTATATTTGTCTGATTTTATTATTTCAATTTTCCTCCCCAGTAGTTTCTCACAATCATGGAGGAAGCGCATACTATCGGGGTGTTGATTCTCAACATGTGTATATATAATTTGGTCAATATCCTTTGCTAGATAACAAGCCACAAAGGACGATATCCCTGTACTAAACCAGCATATTTTCATTTTAGAAAGGAGCCGATGCGCATCTTCCCGGGAAACTCCGCCTCCTTTCTTATTCAGTTAAATCTGGGTTTTACGTAGCAGACATAAGCGCTGATGCACCTACTTCCCTTGAAAGCACATCAAAGTTATATCCGCTTTCAATAAATTCAATGGTCTTTTCGTGGTTCACGCAATTACCAAGTGTCGAATAAATATCACGCATTTCTTCTCGTGTAAATTCTGTGCAAAGAAATTCATTGATCCCTGAAAGCATGAAATTATTGAATTCCTCATTCTTTTTGTTTGTCCTGAATGGTGCGGTTTTAGACGCTCCTCTTGATAGCCATTCCAGCACCTTACATTTGATATCCAAGTCATTAGCACAGTTTTTTAGGATAAAGTACTCATTTGCTTTATCGTGTGCTATAAATTCGCCAAACTCGTTTATAAAGCTTCTCGGAAACGCCTTTAAAAGCTTATGCTCTGTATCTTTCATGCGCTCTCCTTCCTCTGATAAACCGCTGTTTACTGCTCTTCCACAAACCTCCACCCCGGCACGCTTATACATCTTGGCTGCACCGGAACCGCCTTTATGATTCCAAGCTCATTCATCTGCCTGATATTCGCGTAAACTGTTGCTCTGCTTTTCATTCCTACTCCCTCGCCTATCTCCTGATATGATGGAGGATATCCATGGGTTTTAAGGTACTGAACGATGAAGTCTTTTATTTGCTGGTGCCGGGCTTTCATTCCATAGCTCCTATTGGTCTTGTACTGATCCCGTTCACCTCCAGATGGTCGCTGACAGCCATTACGATGCATGGGCGGCCGTCAATCATACGGCACTCAACACGGCTTGTGTAATCTGGCTTAACTTTGATTTCCAGGCCCTCAGTCTTAATCTCAAAGGTTTTTGTATTTACCACATTTGATGCGATTAATTTGTAAGGAGAGTTTTCAAACCGTGCCTTTAATTCATCGATCTTTTCTGTACTTGCGCCATATTCATTAAACATCTGCTCCATATGCTTAAAATCAAGCTCAACCACATTTGAATCAGATTCCTCGATGCGTTCTATCAAATCCTCATAAATGCTTTTAACTGTTGTAAAATCGCATTCTTCTTCTAATGTTTCTTCAACCATAGCGCCGAAAGTGCATTTCTGATCTTCTGCAGACATTGGAATGCAAGTCCCAAACAATCCGTCAATTAGATTATCATGCAACTGGTCTGCTTTCTTTGTGTAGTATAAGGTTCCATATATATCCGTCTGGCGGTCATTAAACGCTGGGTATAGGAATCCGGTTTCAGGAGCTTCCACAATCCAGTCCCTTTTCCGGTTCTCTATGGCATTCTTATCCATGTTGTAGCTTAATGCCCCCTTAGTCAGTTTCACAGGGCATATAGCGCACTGAATGAACTCATAGACAATGTCAGAAGCATCTTCCATCACGGTCCCGTCCTGTGCTTTTCCCGGTACGTCATAAATACCATGTACCAGCACTATGTAATAGTTCTCACCATAGTCATAGCTTTCGATTACCTTGTCGTAAAATTCATCAAGCAGGCTTTCATCTCTTAACCGGCTATCTCTGAGTTTCAGCAGATAATCGCTCGGTGAATCCAGGTTAATAAGGTTCTTCGCAACCGTACCTGATAATGCTCCACGGAATATATTGAAATACTTAAATACTTCTTCATCTGGCAGAGAAAGAAATGCTTCTTTTAACTCCGCCCGCTTATTCTTCTCTGCATCTACATAGCAACTGCAAATTCTTGTAAGGCTGCAATTTGCAGGAGTGAAAATCTTCTTGATCTCGTTGATTTCTTTTTTATTCATGTCCTGTCCCTTTCTCGCGCTCTCTAGCGCACGCTGATGGCTCAAATTCCGTTCGTTTTGCTGTCTACGACATTTCTATCGTCCAAGCCATAAAAACGATTTAAACACTATTCAGCCTAAAAATTATATTCGTAAAGGTCCTGATCCTCTATGTACCAATCATTTCCCCGCTTATAAATCCTCATGTTGTCAAGTTGTTCGTCCTTAACCTCCTGCCAAGCAGGAACCCGGCGGATCATATTGCGCATGTATTCCCGGCGCAGCTTGATTTCTTCATCGGTCATCGAGATTCCCATGTGATGCTTTTCTCCCACTCGATGCCGGGCCAGCTTACGGGCTCTTTCTTCGTCCACCGCCATCAACCTCCTTGCTGCAGTTGCTGTAATACAAGAGCGTCATAATCAATATCCCTTTGAGGGAACTGTTGGAATTGGTTTTTATTACTCTTCGATGGACCGTTCCCTTTGTTCCCCATTCCTTGGTTTAGATATCCCTCAAACTTAGACCCAAATAATGTTTCTGGTCTTAAGTATTGTTCCATGTCCCCGCCCTTCCATTCTGCCGACTTGATATCTATTACCTTTTGGAAGTCTGCCACGGTATACCCTTCTGCATATCTCGCATTGATATGACCTTGTGTAGCCTTGCCTTGCCACCGATATGACTTACCTGTTTTACTGTTCAAGTAATCAATAATTTCTCCGTAAGGAGGCTTCTCGACTATTTCTTTAATATCTTTCTTTAATATCTTTCTTTTTTGGGGGGTGACGTCTTCCCCTGTACCACTGGTGACGTCTTCCCCTGTACCACTGGTGACGTCTACACCTGTAGGTGACGTCTTCCACTGTGGGGGTAAAGAGGACCACTCTTTTATGCATTTATTCAGCTTCACTTTTTTAGGACTGGTATAGGTTGGCTGCTGTGTTACAGTGATCACTTTTCCTTCTTGCAAGCTGTTCATTACCAAAGCAACACTCTTTTTATTAAGCCCGGTGCCTTTAGCCACAAATCCATTAGAAAATTCGCATTCCTTCCGTCCATACCCGTAGGTATTTCTTATCAGGCAAAGCAATACCCTTATCTGCGCACCGTTAAAATCAGCATGGAAAACAGCTTCCAACAACTCATTCGCTACCCGGGTATAGCCATCTTCAAGCTGAGGATTGCTTATTTTATCCTTGCCTCCTTCGCTCACATCATCACTCCTGTTCTAATGCATTCCCGGCTTCCCATTCACGGTAAATGGTAATCCAATCATTTAATGGCATTGTAACCAGCCATTCACGCTTATTCTTCCGGTGGAATACTGCCGGCAGGTTGCATTCACCAAATGGTATTTCTTTCGCTTCTGCGTTGGATTTGGCTTGTTCTATGGCATCGTAAATATTAAGCCTTTCCACCCTCTTGCATTCGATATGTATCTGTGGAAGTCCAACAACATCAGCGGCACCAGTATCACCACAATATTGCTGACCTCTGTGTGTTTTATAACCATATTCTTTAAGGATATTGGCAAGCTCACGTTCGCCATTTGCTCCTTTATCTCTGCTATTAATCTTTCCCAAGATACTCCTTTCTCCCCCGCCGCCCTGAAATAGCAGCGGAGGCTGTACCAATGGCATGTCGTGACACATAGACCTTTGGGATTCCTTTTATTGAAAGCCCGTTAAGGCTCACAAGGCTTATAAGTAACTCTTTCCGAACTCAACTATGAATTGTTTACGGGTTCCTATATTCTGCTCATAATAAGTCTGAGCCATTTCTTTTAATTGCAAATCTGATCTTCGATTTCTATGTACTGCATCAGGATCATACCTATGGTGTTTATCGCATAGCCACACCTTAAGCCCTCTTTTCTCTGAGCGTTTCCGGTTTGATGTGCCGAAGAAGATATGATGATCCTCAAGGCAGTAAGTAGAATGGCAGAAATAACACTCTTTTGTATCTTGCAATACGCTTTTCACAGCTGCACACCCCATTCTCTTTTCATTATTTCCAACTCTTCCGGCGTTGCTGTTTCAATGCCTAATTCATGGCATTCGCTTACAATCCCTTCAACGAACACTGACATTTCCTTCGTGTCATAGGTGCTGCTCCCAAAGTAGCATTGGAGCTGTATTCCGGTCTGTCCGAAGACTGTGACTTCTCCAAGGTTCTTAACCGTTCGCCATTCAGCTATTACCCGATCTACGACACCAGGGCGGACAATGATGTGAGTAAACACTCCATACCGTCCAAGCATGTCCAGATACACGGACCACTTATCAGATTTCACGGCCTCGGCTATCTTCTGCATTAGTACCCACGAATAGGCGTTCGCATCAAGGCTGCGCTTGCGGCGGAATAGCTTGGCTGTAATGGTAAGGAGCTTGTCCGTGGCGCTCTCTATCTGCTTGCTGATATCTTCATCAGCTTCGAATGTGATCCTGAACCTGCCAGTTTTCCAGTTACGAGCTATGTCGACTACCCGGCCTTTAAACTCCATTTACATCACCTCAATTATTTGAACGGCAGGCTATTATCTGCATTATCTGGAGGAATTGTTGCGGGATCAGCCGGAACTACTGGCTTGTCTGGAGTAGCCTTAAAACTCTTTATAGCGCTTCGGTATTGGTTCTGGTCCATATCAGCAAACTTTCCGATTTTATAATAAGTACAAATTGCCTTTTCGCTTTTCCCGATCCGGTCGCACTCAGACAACAGTTCATCAACTTGCTTTTTATTAATCCTGGAAACATTGGGCTTACTTTCATGTGGCTTATTCGCTAATTCATGGCATTCAGCGTCTGGATCGGACATTTCCTCAGTCGGAATGCAAAAGAGCTGAAAACAGGCGTATTTGAACGCTATAGCCATAGCTTTATTGGTTGCCTTGTCGCCACTGTCCATTCCCTCGCCAATGGTAACAACTTCTACATTCGAACCGTCCTCAGCGTAAAATGTGTACTTAACCTTGCAGATGGAATAGATCAGTAGACCACCCTTTGCCGTGGTGCGTTCCTCGCGGCTCTGCTCTAATACCTGTGGCACTGTAAATATCTTGTTTTTAATAAAAGCAGGATTTAGCGCGTTCATAACATCATCAATTCCGCGGTACATAAATCCTTGCGATTGATTCTTTTTATCCTTTCCAATCGCTCCCACGTCCTCCATGACGGCGACTATGGACTGATAAATCTTTTCTCCCAAAATTAGACTTCCTTTCTCTCAAAATAAAGTCCCAGGCTATTCATAGCCATTTCAAGTTCCTGCAGCTCCGCATCAGTACCGACTACCGTATAAACTGCCTTGATAGATTCAGGCATGGAGAGCGGCGCGGCGGCGGCTTCATTAACGGTTGTAATCTCTTCTTTGACTTCTGCTCTGGCTGCTTCCTCCGCTTCTTTCCTGATCCGTTCCTCCTCGGCAATCTTCCGACGTTCCTCAGCTTTTGCACGCTCAATTTCAGCCTGTATACTCCTCTCCTGTTCTGCTTGCAATCTAGCCTCTTCTCGCTTTAAAATCTCGGCTTTCTGAGCCTCGTACTTGTTGATGTACCCTAATGCCTCTGGCAGATTAAGCGTAGCCGCAAATATACGTAATGCCTCTTCTTTTGCCTCCGAACCGTTGGCATCAATAGCCATCTTCCCGGCCCTTGCATTGGTAATAATCTCTGTCATTTCCTTTGTCAAAGCCTTAAGGCTTGTACTGGCATTGGTCCATTTATCCGATTTGATTTTATACAGTGGAAGGAAATCAACCATATCACTGATATTCTCATCATAAATCCTCTGGATATCGGCCTCACGCTCTGCAATACGCTTGCTTTCGAACTCCTCAACTTGTCCATTTATGTAATCGATAGGAAGATCAAGCTTTGCAGACAGGGCCTTGACCTTATCAGCAAACCTTTCATACGGTTCCATCCATAACTTTTTAGTTGTTTTAAGACTATCGTCTACAGACTTTTTTGTTTTCCTGAGATCGGCAACGGACTTTTTGGCAGCCGCTTTCTGGTCCTCTGTGAAAACAACACCATCGTACTCATGGGTACGTTCTTCTATCCATTTTTCGAAATCATCAAAATTCGCTGTGATCTCCATATTCCCCGTTGTTACTTTCAGTTCCATATTGCTCATGATCCACTCCTATCTGGCTTCTGTTAGCCACAAGATTAGTAATCCTCGATTTATTGATACACTCTTCACATGCTGCGCCATCTGAATCCAGATACAGGCCGCACATGTCGCATTTATTACTGTTCAAATCCATCATCACCTTTTATAAAATTTCCCGAATAATACCACTCTAAAAATTCCAGTTTCTCCTCTGGTGTTCCTTGCTTGATTTGCTCAAGGGCATAATTTAAGGCATCTTCATCAGTTATTACAATTCCATGCTCCTGGCATATCCCCATGTACATCTTCATTACCTCCATCAGTGATAAGATACAGGCCGCAACTCAGCAGAAGCGCGTTCAAGGGCCTTTGTGTAGTTATCAATGCCCTGGAAGTCCCACGAATATACTGAGAAATCAGGATCGTCAAGGCCATTCCACCCTTTGTTATATACCTGTACATAAGTGCCTGCAGTATGACCGTTAAAGCCAAAGAATGCAGTAGGGAGATTACCTGAAATTTCTTGACGTCGTTCACCCAATCCGTTAATATCAAGTACTAGATCAAGTAGTTCATGTAATCCTTCACGCTCGCCATGTTCAGTCCGGCGCCTTGCAGCTAATTTCTTGCGTTTTCGATTATTCACTTGACAATCCTCCGATTTACCCCATATAATTAGGGATATGATTGATTTTTATGTTACACTGACCTGCAGGTGTTGGCGCACCTGTGGGCCTTTTTCTTTTACCGCCGTTTCCCCAGCCGAATGGATTCATTCCAATAGCTGCTCCGGCGCGGTTTGTTTTGTTCTTCCTGCTCATGATTCCTCTCCCTTCAAGTAGTAAACCCCAACATTTAAAACTGATTTGTAAATTTCAAAGAATGCAGTGATATCCTCCGGGCTTGATACAATTTGTTTTACGCTGTTACAGCAATCTTTTTTCGCTTTCATAATCGCCCTTGCTGTCTCTTTCGCTTGGGTATGCATAAGGCAGAACCCCGGTAAAGTTCCGAAAGGATACCTTTTATCGAAATAGTCAGAGCATTTTTTGCTTGCAATGGACCAATAATTTCTTGGCTTAAAATTTGCACATTTTGTACTATCTGGACATCTGTCACAATTAATACATGTCATTTATTGCTCACCTCCTCATGATATTGGGCTGGGAATGACCTCCCTGTCAGTTCTAACGAACGGAATTATCCGTTGGTTGAACTATGCCAAAGGTAAATTTTCCTTCGGCGTTTATTTTTCACTGAAGGGAAATTCTCCTTCAGTAAAAGCTTGCCTAAATACGCACTGACGTTAAATTCTACGTCAATGAATTTTGAAACACAGCGAACGGAATTTACCGTCGGCTAAATTTCATTGACAGCAATTTTGCAGTCAGTAGGATAACCACTCAAGCCAAAATTGGATTCAGTAACGGGCTAATAGTTCAGCTCGTTTCACTGAGAGCAATTTTGCAGTCAGTCATCATATCCTTTAAATTCCCCATCTTCTACATATGGGTTACATACCAACTGAGTCATCTGCACAATCATTTCAAACATTATGCAAGTGAATAAGAGTATGGCATCGTGTTTCGTTTTGCAGCCCACAAAAGCCTTATTGATTTGCTTTGTTATTTCTTTGTGCAATTATTTTCCTCCTTACGCCACCTTTGCGGCGTTCGCTTCGTTAATTAGTTTCATATTCCTTGCCACAAATCGGGCATTTTGATAGCATAACAGGCACTTCCTTATCTTTTTTTCCATTCCTCCTTACGGTGAACTTAAGATATACCCTGCCAGATAAAAGCTCTACTGGCGCGTATGCTTCGTCACACCCTACTTTATCAACAAGCTTCTGTTCCATTTCCTTCATGCAATTACACATTTTTATCGCCTCCTTATGCTACGCCTAAATTCATCTGAGCATTTGCAGCCTCAATCAATTCTGCCAGATATGTAGGTACTTGGTAACAGTCAACGAGTTCATGGGCATCTGCCAGATACTTACGTTTCAGAGCCTTGTATGACATTGCTCTGCCGCTATTATCATAAAGGTTGAACTCTCGTCTTATCTGGTCGTAAATGTCCCGGTAGACCTTGGAGCGAATTTCACTGTCTTTATACGCCTCTGACTGCTTACCGCCCAGGACCTTCACACCTTTGCGCTTTACGTGACTGGATAGCTCGTCCGCTTCGGCGCCGTAGAGTGGGATATCATACTCCAGCTTGTCCATCCGTTCCTCCATTTTTACGGTGCGCTCGTCCAGGACAAAGATTGCTTTCAGCTCCTTGGACATGTTCGGCATTTCATAATGACCATTCTTTCGGAGAGAAGGGAGTACCTCCATAGCCAGCCACCGCTGGTACTTCTGAGCTTTTTCATTACTGGCTTTCATGCCCAGCAAATAATACAGCCCCTCCGGAATATAATCGTCTTTCCCAACTTCTTGGGAAAATTGCAGTTCCTTGCAGTAGGCGTTCACCGTCTCCCACCGCACATACGTTTTCCCGTTCTTTTCCTGAACCCAGCCAAAGCCGATAGCGGTATCTTCTGCACTAACCGAAATGCTTCCATCGGGATTCAATAAAGTTCTTACCTGTAAACCTAGTTCCTTGTTTTTAAAGATTTTTAAATCGTTCAATAAAATACCTCCTTTTGGTTGCTTCCATATTCTTCCAGTCTTATAATGTACTTACAGGCCGTGCAGGGCTGAGTACGAAAGAAAGGAGAAAAGTTAATGGATAACAAACTTACTAACGAACAAATCGCTCATGACCTCGCTATCGCATATGTAGCATACACATTTACTACATCAAACGAAAAGAACGATGTTGAACCGTTTTATCAGGAATATGAAAATGCATACCCTGTATTTCTAAACCTGGTTAATCGAAATAATTAATTACGCTTATAAATAGTGAATGGTTTGCTTTTTTCGAACTGTTCACTATTTTTATGCAAGGCTTCTTTTAAAGCATCTGGAAAGCTTTCTGCTTCTCCAATGGTAAGATGGTATTCCTCCATTAGTTCCATTGTTTTCTTAATAACCTCAGTTTGTCTCAACCCTGTTGTAAACGGGCCGCCTGGAACATCAGAATCAATAATACATTTTACGACTGCTCCAATTCCTTCTTTTTGCGCCGATTCCATTCTCTTTTTAAATTCATCATGCTCTTTCATTTTGCGTTCTCCTTTCATGCTTATCCTTATCAAACCCTACAGCTACCCAAGAGATCTCGTTGTTAAAATAAGCGCCATCGTGCACCACCATATCGTTCTGGCAGTATCTCCTTTTTTTAAGTGTGAGTATGCAACCGCCATATCTAAAAATACCGCAACCGTGAGCATGGCATCTATTAGCTTCATCATCTCTCACATCCTTTCAAAGCATCTCTAAATGTGCACACACTGCTATTGCCAAGGCAACGCACGCTACCACAAATAGGCGAGCCATTATGTACTTGGTTATTTCCATGACCAGTGATGGGCTGTGGTCGGTGTAATCGTCTAGGGGGTTGGGGTAATTTCTCATACCTGCTCCTTTCCTCTTACTATCTGTAGGATTTCCTGGTCACTCAGTCCAAGAATCGTTACCAGTGTCCACAAATCATCTAGCCTTAATATTTCAGGATTTGCAAAGCGGTTATATAGAGTACTAGTTGGTCGGTTAAGTCTCTTTGCCATTGCCTTCATATTAATCTGTTTAATATCCATTCGCTTTTTAAGCGTCACACGGGCAATTATTTTTTTTTGCTCGTATTCACTTAGTTTTAGTTTTGGCATTACGTCACCTCTCTTTCTCTAAAGACTTTTAGATTATTCAAATATGTACCTCCTTTTCGTTATTTTTGTTCCAAATGTCTTCAACAAAAACGTCAATTGGAACATCAAAATACCTTGCCAAAGCCATGCGTTTCTCCACTTTTGGAGTATATCTTCCATACTTCCAATTTGTTAATGTTGCCGTGGAAACACCTGTCTGCTTAGCGACTTCATAATCAGTCACTTTAGCTTTGTCTCTTAATTCTGCATATTTTTGATACAAATTTATACCTCCTTTTCTAAAATCTATTGACATTAGTTAAGTTTTCTAATATAATCAAGTTACCAGCTAAACTATATAAGAAAACTCACCAACGCTTTTACTTAGCTATGTTCTCTAAGTTGTTTTTAGTATAACTTAGTTTTCATAGTCTGTCAAGTATCAGTTTTAGTTTTCATAGTCTTTTTTAAGGAGTACGAAAATGTATGAAATATTTGAACAACTATTAGAAAAATATGGAGTTACCACTTATCAAGTGGCAAAAGCAACGGGAATCTCCACATCGTCTTTTACAGGGTGGAAACAAGGAAAGTGGGGTTTCAAGCAAGACAAATTAAAGAAAATAGCGGATTTTTTTGGTGTCTCAATCGAGTACCTCATGACAGGTAGTGAAAACAGCGAAGAGAAGAAAACAGATTTAGTACCTATTTCAGAAAGGGATATTGCCAAAAAGTTTGATGATATTATTGGAGATATTAGCGATCCTGATGGTAGCCCTCTTTATTTCAATGGCGTAGAACTTGATGATAAAACAAAAGAGATCATGGCAACTTTTGTAACTAATGTAAAGCAGCAATTTGAATTAATGCAGGAAATGGCCAAGAAAAAATAACTTTAAAGATTTTTATTTTAAGTAAATAAAAACCGCCCCGGAGAATACCGGAACGGTTTTTATATAACATACCAGGCAATGGCCTGATACAAGGTTTTCGCAGACTTATTGTATCATTAATGCGCCGATCTGTCAAAGGTATGGCGTATTTTTTATACCAAAAAACAAGTAATGAAAGGAAGAGCGATATGCCGACAGCAAGAAAACTGCCATCAGGATCATGGAGGGTACAAGTATTTGATTATACAGATGAAAATGGAAAACGGCACTATAAATCTTTTACGTGTGACAACCCAAAAAATGCAGGGAAGAAAATAGCGGAAAATATGGCGACCGAGTATGCTTTGACCAAGGAAACAAGGTCTAGAACTAAAAAAACTTTTGGACAGGCCCTTAAAGAATATATTTCCATGAGGGAACCTGTTGTCTCACCTCGTACCATACTAAATTATAAGAGATTACAAGATAAGGATTTAAAAGTATTGGCTAATATTGAGATAAATAATATTACACAAGAAATAATTCAAGATTTCGTAAACAACGATGCTAAAGTACATGCCCCTAAAACTGTTAGAGACAATCACGGGTTAATTTCTGCTGTTATTAAACAGGAGCGCCCAAGTTTTGTATTAAATACAGTTTTACCAAGGCCGGTACGTCCACAGCTATATATACCATCAGATGACGATGTAAAAAAACTTATCAAATTAGCGGCCGGAACTGATTTAGAGCTACCAATTTTACTCGCTGCTTTCGGACCGATGCGGCGCGGTGAAATATGTGCGCTTGACACTGATAATATAAATGGGAATATCGTTCACGTGTGTAAAAATATGGTTTTGGCACCAGACAAGACATGGGTTATAAAAGCGCCTAAATCTTATGCTGGAGACCGTTTTATAGATTACCCTGACTTTGTGGCTGATAAGTGGAAAAACATGTCAGGAAAGGTCACAAAACTAACACCTGATAATATAACTACTCGTTTTTCAAGACTGTTAAAAAGTTCTGGTATAACACATTTTAGATTTCACGATTTAAGACATTATTCTGCAAGCATTCAACACGCACTTGGCATACCGGATGCATATATTATGAGTCGTGGTGGTTGGGGTAACGATGGCGTATTAAAAAATGTATATCGTCATGCTATGATGGGGAAAACACAGGAAATGAATCAGATCGCGAACACATATTTCAGCTCTATGCAACATGAAAATGCAACACAAAAAATAAAACCCCAGTAA